ACCACTACAGCCCTGTGCCGTGCGTGTCGCTTCCACGCCGCCGCTCTGCAAAATTCACGATTTCCTTTGCTGTGATGGTAAAGCTAAGAGCGCGGCGCCAACCTATAAGCAGCAAGGCGCATTAGGTCTGGAATAGTCATGCGGCCACTGCCAAGTTCTTCAGCAAGACGATAGAACTCTTCTCGTTGTTGCGGGGTCAAGCCGACAGTGCCGCCCGAATTTTTGGCGCTCAATTCAATCTCGCTCATGAGGGTTTTCCTAACTTCTGATTTGCGCAAAGCACTTTTGCGCGCATCTCTGGACGATCCATCAGCTTGGTCATTTTGTAGCGAATCAAGGCCACGATAGCAGACGCTGGAACCTCATCTGAGATGCACATTTGCCAATTACCGTCGTGGATAGGCCGATAATCCAGTGCGACTTCGAAAACATACTCGCCACCAAATTCGATCGCGTCTTGCAGACTTTTGGCGAACCATGATCCTGCGCGAAAGCCTTGCTCTGAAATCGCTTGAGAGGCAAAGCGGTCAGTTCCATGAAACCAGATGCGCATGCTTTATCTACCCTACCAAAAAAGATCGATGCGTCAGCGCATCTCGAACGTCGGAACGATGACCGACGGCTTGAAGGTGATCTTGTAGAAATAGGTACCGACCGGCGCCGGCTCCATCTGTTCGGAGAAGTAGCTCACGTTGTCGCTGAGACCAAGGAAGTGTTTCTTGTACTGATCCTGTCCAGTCTTGCATGTGACAGTGAGCTTTTTTTCCGTCTGTTCTTGCGAACACAGTCCCTCAATCGTCATCATGTAGTCGTTCGTGATGCCGTTATAGAACACGATCCGCCGCGTGATCTTGAAATTGTCGGCAGCCTGAGAGAGGTTATACGAAGCGACCTGCGCATCGTTGGAGCACGCAGCTAGGGCCGCGGCCGAAACGCACGCAAACGTAAATGCCTTAAGATTGATCATAGTATCCTCTTGGTTTCACCTGTTCTTCAGGAAGACGTTGAGCTGTGCCACCATGGCCTGAGTCTCTTTCGCCATCCTGGATGCATTGTAGTCCGCGTCGGTCCGCTTCATCTCGTGATGCTTCATGAGAAGGTTACGAACCTGCTTCACGCCATCCGTGGTGATGATATGCTGGCCCGGCGGGAGGCGCATAATATCCGGTCGCGGGGTCGGTTCCGGATCGGCATCCGGTTCGGTCTTTTTGGTTTCAGGCTTGTCGTCGCCAAGCGTCTTATTCAAGAGAATGCTGACGAAGACGATGACGAAGAAGCTGACGACGTCAAGCTTGCCTTCGAGCCACGCGAAGATCAAGCATGCGCCGATGGTATAACCGATTATCCGCGACCGGATGCTCATTGCTTGCCTTCGTGCAGCGCGATGATGCCGGTGACAACTTCGTCGGCGCCGTCGCCGCCGGTCTCCTCCTGCCATTCCTTCACGCTCAACATGACCTCCTTGGCGGCGTCGGCGAGCTTGCCGAAACCCTCGACGGAGGTGGCGAGCCTGACCAGCTTGCGCGACACGATACGTTCGTGCTGGCGCGACTCGGAGAGTTGCTCCTTGAGTGCGGCCACTTGATCTTGCAGGCGAATGATCTCCCGATGATCAAGCTCCGCTTGCGCGCGCAGTTCGGCGTGCTCTTCGTGCATGGCGCGCATATCGGCGAGCGCCTGGGCGTGGCGATCTACCGGCGCGATGACTGGCAGTCTCTCGTTCATGGGGCGTCTCCCTTCATCTTGACATCTGCAAGCGCGAACACGATGCCGCGGCAATAGTCCGTGCCATCCTCCTTGATGATGAAGGTGGCGTGCGGGATATCGGTTTCGTACCGCCACGAAAAGCCATCGGAGTTCCAGAATGCCGTGATGGTAGCGGCCTTCTCCAACAGCCTTGCGAAGTAGGGACACTCTTCTTCGTCGCAGTCGTTCTGTGGCAGGCCCTCTTTGGTGAAATAGATCTGGGTTTCATCCTGGGCGCCGACTTCATCATCGACCGCACCGCGGATCTCAGCCAGATCATCGCTGGCACCCCAGATGGCGACCAGGCCAGCCGCCGCCATCGCCTTGAACAGTTCCTTCGATCCCTCCTTGTTATACTCGTTGCCGTTGAGCTGGTCAGCGGCTTGTTGTGGTGTCATAGTTTCTTCCTCCGGGATGGAAACGGGCGGGATGCCCATCTCGACTTCTTGGGTTCACGCTCGTCGCGCGGTGTCAACAGGCGCGCCCTGAATGCCTCTTCGGCGTGGCTGATGCGCTTGGTCTTGGCAATCTGCGGGATATCTACCTTGGTGGTGCGATCCCGGTGTGCCCGGATAAACATCGGCTCGAGGTTCCAATGTTCGTCCGATCCGCCGTCGCGGTGATAGAGGATGTGGTTGAACTGGAACAAGCTGATGACCTGGTCGGCCGTCATCAGGCAGGCATGCTCGTAGGGGATATCGCCGAACTCGCGAAGCGCGGCGGCAAGCTTCTCCTTGAGCGGGGGCTCTTTGCGCGCTCTACCCACGTCTGGTGTTCCCCCGGAACCGATGCACGGGCCCACGCTTCGCGGCGTTGACCGCCTGGCGCCACTTGCGATCCGAAACCTTCGTGCCGAGCAATCGCGCGTACCAGCCGGCATGCAGCGGCCAATTGCCGATGACTTCCATTGCGGCTTGGTTGAAGCCGCCGGCTGGCGTTCGCAACTGTTCGATGTGCTCGTGTGTGAAAATAATCATCGGCATCGCATCTTTTGTTGGTCGCAAGTGGTGCGGTCCCAATACATGCCAAGCTTGGAATGCGCCAAAGCTTGGCAGGCGATGGCGCCCATCCCGATCAATGCGACTCCATGTCCAGGAGCGTTGCTGAACTTTCCGTTCTTGGCCTCGCGCTCAAGGCGCGCGCGGTTTTCAACACTTGGAATGAACCTCGTTTTGCCGCGTGGAAACAAAATGCCTTCCGCACGTGGCATCAGATCGTGCCACCAACTTGAAGACGTGTAAGCTCGCACGATCGCGATGCCGTTCGCATGGTCAAAAAATTTGACCAGCCAAGGCACGTGACCGAACCTACCGCCGAACGGCGAGTTCATGAACACCAGTCCTTCCCATGGTTGCGAAAGTCCATCGTCGGCGATCGTGTAAATCTTGCGGGCCGGTACCCAATGTCCAGGACCTGGCGAGCAGGGATCGAGAGCGAATATAAGCCCGAGCGCCGCGAACATTTCTGGCGGCGTGTACCAGTCGTCACTTTTGCCGGTGCAGGATTCGTGTTCGGCCATCAGCGTCGCCTCATCCCTTCATAGCGCTTGTCGGCCGCAAGCTCGTTGTAGCGCTGCATCAGGTCTTCCCGATTACAGGGAATCCATGTCGCCATCAGATTGACGGCCTTGCTCATGAAGGCATCGAACTCATCCTGCTTCATCCCGGTAACGAAGTTCATTGACTTCGGTTCGAGCTGAATACGTCCATCGACATCGACGCGAGTATCCGTGTAGTCAAGCTTGATCAGCGCATCCTTGCGGATCGTATCCACGGTCAGATCCATCGCGTCAGCGACGATTGATGCGAGGGAGAAAAACAAGCGGTGCTGCCTTGTGTTTCGCGCTCGCACGATCTCGGCGTAGACCTCCGTACCATCCTTGATCGCGGCCAGGGCAGCGACCGACTCATCGTCGGTCGCCACCAAGACTGTTCCGGCCTTCTGCAGGATGATCCGGCTCACCACCAAATGCCCTTCAACAATGCCTTTGGAGTGGTGCCGAGCGCCTTGGCGTATCGCTCCACCCCATCCAGCAAGAGGCGCTGACGCCCTATCTCGGTATTTGTCACCGAGACGCGCTTGAGGCCAACGCGCTTTGCCAGATCGTCTTGGGTAATGCCGAGCACCTCGCGGATTTGTCTGATCCGCAGGCCGACCATGGCGTGACACGGTTCGATCGGTTTCATCGGTTGCTGTTCGCCTCAGTCACGCGGGTCACGTGCTTGATCGTGAGCCGCACAGCTTCTTGCCATTGTGAAGCTGGCACCTTGCCTTTCATCGGCATCATGTGCTTGTCCTGCTGCTCGCCCATCGAATGCGCGTCCTCACAGCCGCCATAGGCGTTATCGAGCGACTTCAGCCATTCGTCGATGTCGACCTCAAATTGCTGTTCCTCGACGTGCTCCTCTTCTTCCGGTGGCGATGGCGCTCGCCTCTCAACGGTGAGAGGCTTATCACCCGGGAAACCCTCCTCGGTCTTTGCCTCCTCCTTCGCGGGTTCGGCTTGGGTTTCGGGCTGCTTGGTTTCATCTGGCGGCGGCGGTGCGCGCCGGGCCGGCCGTGGCGATTCGGCTGGCGTCGGTTCCGTGTCCTCGATCTCTTCACGGAGATGGAGGCCCTTGAGCACGTCCGCGAACGCGTCGCGCAGCACCCACCTGGCGCGCATCTTCACCATGCGTTTCGGGTAGGTTATCCATGGCGTGTCCTGCCCGCTGCGCCCGCGCTTTTCCCAGATCTTCGCCGTCTTGGCATCGCCGATCGAGAATTCGCCAGTATAGACCTTGGGATGGCCCTTCCGCTTGACGCGGCAGATGGCCGTGTAAGCGTCGGTGCCCCAAACCCCGGCGGTGGTTTCCTCGATCCATTCCATCTTGTCAGATGCATAGATCAGCGCGAGCGCTGCATCGCCCCAGATCGTCGGTTTGCCATTGATGACGGCGATCGATTGCAAGGCTTGCATCGGTGTCAAACCGATTTCCAGGCCATGCAGGATCGCCACCATCGCCTTCGGGGTGGTTTCAAGCGTAGACGGCGCCATGCCGGCTTCGACCACGACGCGGGCGATGCGATAGGCGCCGTCGAAATCGACCGGCACGAGCGCACGAGGCGCCGCGCCGGCCATGATCGGCACCCGCATGGGCTGGTCGACCGCCGGCAGATTCCGTGCCTGCTCGTTGTTGTTGTCCTGGTCGCTCACTTCGCCTCCTTGATGGCGTCGTAGTCCTTCGAAAAGTGCACGATCGGCTCGGGCTGGAAGCCTTGATCCAACATCAGGCGGAAACAGGCTTCAGCACCACGGCAGTCCGCCAGCGCGCCGTGCAGTTGAGTTGGGTCGTAGATGATGCCCAAGAAGTTCATCAGGTCAGTGAGCTTCGGCCAGCCCTTGTTGTTGGCGCCGGCCTTGACCAGTTCTCGGCCGATCGTCTTGGCGAACGGTCGCGCCTGGCGCATCAGGCAGACGTTCGGAGTCCGCGTAAACAAATCGGCCTCCTCGTTCACGGCGCGGTGCTCCAGTTCGGCCCGCACCATCTCGCGGCGTCGCAGTTCGCCACGCATGATCTTAGTGTCGAACTGCGCGCCGAACGCGATCACGGGCAAGCGGTTGACCACGATGCGCTCGGCATACCAATCGAGCACATGCTCAACCGGAATGCCCTTTGTATCCAAAAGCTCATTCGTGATTTTGTTGACTGCGGTGGCGCCGGCTTCCATGTTCCAACCATGCGGTTGGATGTAGCGCTGATACTCCTCGATCTGCTCACCATCGTAATCGACGATGATGGCGGCAAACTCGGCCAGCCTTGGCTGGCCTTCGGCCTCTGCCGACCTCTTGTAGTCCGGCAGAGTATTGGTCTCCGTGTCGATGATCATGTAACGCATCAGATCAAGCCTTTCCTCGTTGAAACGCCAGGGACTTCACGGCCGGCGCGGACCGCTGCGAGCGCCAAGGTCTTCAGCACGAGCTGGACCTCGGGCGTGTTCTTGAAATAGCTGAACAGCAAATCCCAATCGATCGGCTTGTCCTCGTCGAGGAAGGTCTTTTCCTCCTCCTTGAGCCTGCGTTTGCCATAAGTCGGCGTCAGCGGCGCCGGGGCTGGTGTCGGCGCCGCTGTCACCACGGGAGCCACCGGAGGGGCTTCCGTCTCGACGACAACCGGGGGGACTTCCGGTTCGCCGCGAGCTATCGCGCGATCGGCCGCGCGGTCATTCTCTTCCTGTTCGGCGCGCAATCGGTTGGCCTCGGCCGCAGCCTTGGCGTATGCCTCATCGGCAGCTTTCTTGGCCGCGGCCCATTGTTCAGCCACGATGCGCTTGCGCTCGCTCTCGCGGAATCTCAGGATCTTGGTGTTGAGCGCCTTCTCCTCGGTATCCGCGCGCGCCACCATCGGATTCCAGATGGCGTAGAGCCGCTTGTACTCGGCAAACGGCGGCTTATAGAGCGCCTCGCCATCGCGCGTGGCCGCAAGCCGCAGCTCGGCCAGCCGGTTCTTGATGCCGAGTGCCTGGCCCGCATCCGCCTCGGTCTTGATGTCGAAAACTTTGGAGACGCCGATCGCGTTGTCGATCGCCTGCTCGTGCACCTTCTCCGGCGGCAGTTCCTCCGGCGGATTGTTATCGGTCTTTGCGACCTCACGATTGGCGGCCGGGATATCGGTGCCATTCTCCATCGTCTTGGCAAGCTGTTCAGCCGGCTCATCCGGCCACGGCTTGCCGTCCTCGGCGCGAGTCTTGTAGACCGAATAGCTGATCGGATTGGCGACGATGTACGACCAAAACTCTTCGCTGGTGAGTTCGTCCGCCGTCAGCTCGCGCACCTTGAGAGGATTGTCGTAAGAGCCGATCAGACCGACGAGTTCTCCTCCATCGACCCACAGCGCCACCGCGTTCCAGCCCAACGTCTTCCACTGGCCGTTCTGAAGCTTCTGCTTGACCGGCTTGCGATAGTAGCCTTCATCATCATTGCCCGGTTGAAGGAACGTCTTCACGGCCTCGCCGGCCAGCCGCTTCTTCCAGTTATCGTAGCTCATTAAAACAGGTCCCTCTGGTTGGCTTCATCAGAAAACAGACCGACGTCGCAGGGTTGCTGCGCGCGGCGTGGTTTCAACGGAGAATTGGCTCGGCGCTGCGCCATGGTGGCGTCAGATGCGCGCTCGGCGCCGGGCAGCACTGTTTGCTGCCCGGCCTCGGTGGTGTCAATGGTCACTGGTGCGGCATCCTGATCGAGATGCACTTGCCGGTATACTCGCCGTCGCCGACATAGGTCGAAACGTAAATGCCGGCGCCGATGATCAGATCCTCGATCGCCTCCTCAACGCGGTTGTGCATCATTCCGGCCGGAAGAGGCACGCGCTTATCAAACTCGATATTGATCCAATGATAGGCCGTCCCCCTTCCTGCGGTAACGCTGATCTTGACGCCCGGGCACAGCGGCGCGTTCGCGTTAGTCGCCCGCAGGAGATAGGTCTGTTCAAGCAGTTGCTTGACGCGCCGATTGCGCGCTTTCACGTCGATGGGGGTCCGTTTAAATTCGCCGTGCTCTTGAAAAGGGTTCATGTCCGCGCCCTCGTAAGAGTGATGTTGAAGCGGTCGCCAGAGGCCAGCTTGATCCGGATAACCGGACATCCGCTGGTGTTTTCGCTTTTGACGATTTCGGCGTTGGGGAAGTGGCCTTGCAAGCCGAGGGCGATCACCTCGGCTAGCATTGCGCGTCTGGTATCGCTCATCGCTCACCATCCCATCTTGGTTGCGCAGATCGGGCCGATGCCGGCATAGACCGAATGCTTGTCCGTCAGCACGCGCCCGCACACGGAACACGCGCCCATGCGCAGGCCATAAGCCTTGGCAGCCTTGTGCGGATCGGCCGCGGCCTCCAAGATGCGGCCCTGCATCGCCTCGGTGCACTCGCGGGTGCAGACGAACTTGCCCTCGGTGATTCGCCCAAGATAGGTCGAGCCGCCATTCGTGGTCACGTAGATCGATCCGCACCACTTCGAGTTCGGTCCCGCCGGGCTGAACTTGAAGCCGTCCAGGATTAGCTTCGGCTTGCGGACGCCGCGCGAGGTGGCGAAGGTGAACGCCTCTTCGACCTTCGAGATGGAGATTTCCGGCGCGCAGTCGAGGCGCGTCTGAGCCTCCACCTTGCGCTCGGCAGCCCGCGCAACCCCCTTCCGAATCGCTTCGAGCTGGCCGAACGTCAGCGATCCGTACTGATGGAGCTTGCCCTGCAACGAACGAGCAAATTCGTTGGTCTCCAGATTGGCAAGCAGCCAGGCGCACTCAGCCGGATGTTCGGCCTTGAAGGTCTCAGCCATCGCCAGGGCAGCAGCCGCGGTCGCCTGCGCGATCTTGGCCTTGCGCGCGCCAGTAGCCCCGCGCGACTTGGCGCGGGCCTCCGACGACGTCTTAAAGGTCAGTTTGCCGGCACCCTTGCAATGGAAGCACCGCTGGTGACCGTGAGACGAGGGCCCATTGTAGCGACCGGTTCCCCGGCACCTCGGGCAATCCTCGACGTATTTGGTCTCGTAGCCGTTCGCCGGCTTCACGCGCGGCGCGCCGTCGGCGGTCTTCTCGGCAGCAAAGAGATCATCCAGGGAGTCGTTCATTGGGCGGTCTCCTCGCATTGACGGGCCCACACGAGATCGAGCGCGCGGAAAAAGTCCTGCTCGACTTCGCGGAGGATACGGACGTCATTGCTGTTGAGTTGGCCGAGGCGGCGGTGCTGCGCGAGGCGTGCGCGGCACCAGAAGAGGTGGTTGCGGGCGTCCTGGAGGCGAGCGTTCATCGGGCGCGCTCCTGCTCGTCCAGTTTCTCAGCCAACTCGTTGGCGCCCTTCAGGACGTCTTCCAGCGACATGCCGTAGTCGGAGATGATGTCGACGCCGTTGCCCCAGACCAAAAACACGAAGGACGAGCGCTGGCCTGCCTTGGTGACCCCCAAGGTATCGTTGCTGGTCGACGCCAGCGCCCTGAAGATCGTCGGCGCGTCCTTGGATGCCTTGACGGTATCCTCTTCGCCATCGTTGACCGTGATGGCGTAGCCAGCGGCCAGGAGGTCATAGACGGCCCGGCCGACGATCCGCTGTTCGGTGTCGGTCGCGTTCGGGATCAGCGCCAGGTCCAGCTCGCGCAGCACGACGGTGTCCATCAGCGACACAATCGAGGAAAGCCGTTCGAGGACGTTGTTCAGTTGCTTGATAGTGGGGCGAGCGGTGGAACCGCGATGGGCGTTCTCGCCGAGTTCCTTATGGGCCTCGTCCGCCAGGATGCGGATCAGGCGCAGTGCAGAGAGGGTGGTATCTTGCGACCCTATTACCATCCGAGCACCATGCTATATGTTTGATATTGCTGCGATATTATCATGTCGCTGCTCCATTGGGTTAAGCGTCAACTTAAGTGTTGACGGACACTAATATACGCGCATATAACGTGAATGCAACTATTTTCTACAGGGCTAAAAACGTAGATGCCGCGTAAGTGCAAATGTGGGGCGCCAATCGACAACGGCATGAACCGTTGTCGGCCGTGTCACGCCGACGCGGAGCGCGCACGGCGCAAGACTTGCCGGCCATCGATTGAAGAGAAACGTAAGAACCGCGCGCGCTCTGCGGCTCGCGCAGCCAGGAATCGCGGAACCCTAATTCCCCAGCCATGCTCGTGCGGTGCTGAAAGCTCTGAGATGCATCACGAGGACTATTCCAAACCGTTGGAAGTGAAGTGGTTTTGCCGCAAGTGCCATGTGGCGTTGCATTACCCGGCACATGCTCGAAAGCACAAAAGGATCAAATCGATGAAGTTGGGCGCGTGGATGGAGCGCAATTTTTGGACGACAGACATGTTTGCCGAGAAAGTTGCTGCCGAACTGAACAGAAGCACTTTTTCGCCTCGGACGGTCGAGGCTTGGAGGCAAGGCCGCGCAATCCCACGGTACCGGATGCTGCCCGTGATCTCGAAAATCACGAACGGAGAGGTAACGGGGGACGATTTTGTTTCACATGAAACGAAAGGTACTTTGTAAATGGCTGAATTTTCAGCGATTTCCTGGACAGATGCGACGTTCAACCCGTGGATCGGCTGCACCAAGGTCTCGGCGGCGTGCGACGGTTGCTATGCCGAGGCCGACAACAAGCGCCGGAAGTGGGTCGAGGGCTGGGGCGCTGGCGTCCCGCGGCGCCGGACCACGAAAGCCTATTGGCGGCAACCGCTCGCCTGGGATCGGCTGTCGGTCCAAAACGGCAGGAAAATGAAGGTCTTCGGCGGCTCGCTGTGCGATTTTCTCGATAACGAGGTCGATCCGATCTGGCGCGACGACTATTGGGATCTGATCAAGGCCACGCCGAACCTGTGGTGGCTGCTGCTGACCAAGCGAATTGGCAATGCGCGCAAGATGTTGCCGCCGGATTGGGGCGAGGGCTATCCGAACGTCGTGCTGATGGCGACGCTGGAGAGCCAGGAGGTCTGGGACCGCGACATTGACAAGCTCATGAGCGTGCCGGCGGTACTGCACGGCGTGTCGGTGGAACCGATGTTGAGCCATGTCGATATCTGTGGCTGGCAGCCGGACTGGATCATCACCGGGGGCGAGAGCGGGCCGAATCGTCGGCCGCTCGATATGGATAACGTGCGCTCGATGCGCGACCAATGCGCCAGCGCCGGCATCGCCTTCCACCACAAGCAGAACGGCGGCTTGCGCGGCAAGGACAATGGCTGCCTGGTCGACGGGGTCGAGCACAAGCACTTTCCTGTGGCGCTGCGGTGAAGAAACCCCAGCGCATTCCTTACCGCTCGAAAAAGACCGGCGAAACCAAGGTCTTCGAGTACGAGCAGCGGGATTACCGGATGGACGCGGTCGAGCGATGCCGGCGCGCATTGGAGCGCCGGCCGCTTCGGCTCGTGCGCAACAAGAGCGGTGGAAATCGCTGGCGGGTGGGCAAAGGTGGTCACGTCTACAATGACGCCACCGTACGGCAGTTGATCCGTGCAGGCGTCGCCGTCTGCGTCGGCGAGTTCGTTGAACTGAAAGGCAAGGTCAGATGACCTGGCCTTTCGAGCCCTTGCGCACCTTCGGCTATGACGTCGTGGTCGCCGATGTGCCGGCAAACTTCGATCTCTACGGGCACGCTTCATCGAAAGCCGCGGCCGGCCAGTATGACACCATGACTGACGCACAAATCGCAGCGCTCCCGGTCGGGCACCTGGTGCGGCAGAACGCGCTGCTGCTCTATTGGACAACGGGCTGGGCGATTGCGACGGGGCGCGCGCAAGCAATCGTGCGCGCCTGGGGCGCCGAGCCCGTCACCGAAATCGTCTGGATCAAAACCACGCGCAACGGCAAGGTCCGCATGGGAACCGGCTATCGTGTCCGCACGATGCACGAGCCGATTCTCCTCGCCAAATGGGGCAACCCGAAGCATGCGCCTTTTCCTTCGTCTTTCCCCGGGCTTGCTCGGCGACATTCCGAAAAACCTGATGAGTTCTACGAGCTTGTGTGCACTCGCACGCCTGGCGCGTGGCGCTGCGACCTATTCTCGGCCGGTATTATTCGCCCTGGCTTCGAGGGCTGGGGTCAAGATCATCGTCAGAAGGAGGAGATCTATGGCTCACGGAAGCGGACACAGCGCCCACAATCGATACCGTTCTTCGGAACGGATATTTGAAAAGCACATCATCGAAATCGACCGCCGGCCGGTGGCCTGCCGCAAGCTATTTTGCGCGACCGAAGGATGTGGACAGCAGGGAGAATTGCTTGACACCAAGGCTTCTGCTCTTCCCTCCGTCGTGGTTGAGCGTAAGTTCAAACAAAAAGGCTGGACGGTCGGCCATGATTCGCGCGGCGACTACTGCCCGAGCTGCACCGCAACGCGGCTTTCAACACGTAGAAAGAAACTGAAGCCAATTTCGAATGTGGTTCCAATCAGGGAGAACGAGCCTATGCCGATGGTGAACGGCGAAGTGCCTACCGAGATGAGCCGATCGGATCGCCGCATCATCTTCGCGAAGCTCGAAGAGGTCTATCAGGACGAGGAGATCGGCTACCGGAACCCATGGACAGACGTCACCGTGGCTCGCGATCTGGGTTCGCACATTCCGGTCGCCTGGGTTGCGCAGGTGCGCGAAGAGAACTTCGGGCCTGCCAAAGACAATGGCGAAATCCGCGGGATGCTGACGCGCGTCGAAGCGGAGGCGGTCGAGGCGCGCAAGATCCTTGCCGAGTGCAAGACGATCCGTATCGAGGCTAGTAACCTGGTCGAAAGGATCAACGGGCTGATGAAGCGCGCCACCGAATCCGGCAAGTCGCTCGATGGGCTGATCGCAATCGCCTCGCGCATCGAGCGCTCGGTGTCGTAATGGAAATCCTTGCCTTCGTCCTGGCGATCGTGGCCGGCGGAACGTTGTCTGGGCCATGGTGGTACCGCCTTGGCTTCAAAGAAGGTCACGAATGCGGAACCGCCGATGCTTGGGAGTTTGCATCGGCAGACGAGACAGACGAACGAACGGAGCTGGATAGCGATGCCGTTTGACATGAACGAATGGATCGAGACGCAGCGTCGAGCGCCGGCCAGGGCCAGCCCGCTTTGGGACGAGGTCATGGATGCGACCTGGTCCGACTTCGGCCGCCGTGTCTATCATCGCGCCATCGACGACAATTTCGTCAAGGCCATCATGACTGGCCTGCTGCGCTACGACAACAGCCCTGGAACCGAAGTGCCGCAGATCCAGCTTGCGGCCCGCTTGCGCAACTATCTCTGGACGGGAGTGGTGAAATGAGCCTGGTCGAGAACGAGCTGGCGACGCTGCGCGCCCGCGTCACCGAGCTCCTGCAATTCAACAACGAGTTCGAGAATCGGGCTCGGATAGCCGAGCGCAAGTTTCGCCTGCTGCGTACGGCGCGTCCGATCGCCGAATGGTCCGACGAAGACGGCTGCGCGCTGTGGTGGAAATTCCCGATCGTAGAACCGCCCTATGTCGGCACTCCGAACGATCTCGGCAGGGAAATCGTTATTGAGACCCAGGTCATGACGCTGCGCGGCGGCGATCCGATCGCGACCGTGGTAGTTCAGCCATATCGAGGTTCGAGTGGACAGCGCCTCAACGTCGGAGGCTGGCCTGGCTACCACACGCACTGGACGCCACTTCATCCGATTGCCAACGAAGTGAAACCACGATGACGCCAATCATCCTGATCTATCTCATTCTCAATGCCCAGCACCGCTGGGAGTTTCTCACGATCGAACGTGCGGAAAGCGCAACCTATTGCGGTTTTCTGGTTAATGAGGTGAACCACATGTTCACCGATACACCTGGCAATATCCGAATCATCTGCGTGAAGGACACGGGAATCGACATATGAAGTGTCCCACCCTCGACGAGCGCAAAGTCTGCCAGTTCTGCGAGCGTCCGTTCCGCTGCCCGCTCGCGCAGCCCGAGCGCTTCATCTGTGGGCCTTGCGGAGGAAAACATGAGACGCCGAAAACTCCCTCCGGACAAGAGACTGGATTGGCGCGACCCGAACATGCCGGTGTTCCGGAGAGTTGAGCGGCTGGGGCGTGTCAGCGTCGAACCGATCTCGCCGGAAGAGGAGCAGGCGTGGTGCAAGGAGTGCGTCGAGCGGAGCAAGAACCCACACTGGTCGGAAGACGAAACCTATACGTTGCGCCGCTACAAGCGGAAGAAGTACCTGAGGAAGACCTGATGTTGCGGCCAGAACCGTGGCCGCATCTCGTGCACTATCGGTGGGGACGAGTCTCTCACGTTCCACCCGACCGCTTCTTGTTTCGAACCAAACCGCACGGCCCCTCGGATTGCACCTGGATCGTGCCTGGGACCGGCCAGTAAAGGAGGATAGCCAACATGGAGTTGTTTAGAGCGTATGCGTCGTGTGTCCAGGCGTGGATGGAGTTCATCAACGTTGCGGATCATCCGCGCGAGGACAATCGCGTGGGGCCACCCTACGACCGACAATCGCAGGTCAAGCAGGGTGTTGTCGATGGTCCGCGCCGCAGCACGACGCGTGAGGCTGAGGCAGCACGGAGGCGCGGCCAATGAAACCAGCAGCAATGGCGTTGTCGCTCTTCCTGGGGATCTACACGCCGGTTCAATACGGTGGGTTCGGGCCTTACGGGCCTTACGGCCGACCGGCGCCTGACGCCTATGACCTTCCTCCCTGCAATCCCTACTACAATCCGAACTGCGGCAGGTTTCGCGAAGAAGGTCCGCGCGCGCGGCAGTTTCGGTGCGAGCAGTATCCCATGATGCCGGACTGCCCGCGCGGTCGACGGGGTGATCCTTACGAGGGCCCTGGGCCCTACAATCCAGACGAGTGACGCTCATGACAATCTGGTATTGCCTGGCGGGCTGGACCGTCATCTCGTGCGCGCTTGGCTACGGCATTTGCCGCTACTGCCTGCGCGCGCGCCGCCACGAACGCGATCAGTTCTGGAAACAGCCAGAATTATGACCAACACCCGCATCATCCCATGCCCATCCTGCCTGGGCGATAAGGGCCACGAGGTGCCCTACGACATCAACCGCTTCAACGGCGACTGCATTTGTTACTGGCAGCATTGCTCGACGTGCGGAGCGGAAGGTGACGTCGAGATCGAGCTCGAGGAGATCGAAATGGAAGATCTCGACGAATGCTACGGGATTGAAGCCGATCGCTCGCAAGAGGCGCTGGCGCTGCTTTTGGGAGAAAACGAATGACTGCGGAAGAAAACTTTCACTGCAAGGTCGGGAGCCGGGTCGATCCCCGCACCCCAAAACAGGTTCGCGATGAGTGGCGCGGCAAACCCCTGGTCGAGCGGCTCGAAGGGTTTGCCAACGAATGCGACGATGCCGGCGGCAGCATGCTTCTGTCCGCCGCCGACATCCGCGAAGCCATCGCTATCATCAAGGATAAGGAGCTGGAGCGCCTGGTGACCGCCTGGCGCGATGCGCGCGCGGCTTGCGTAAACCTCGATTGGCCGAAGGTTCGTTTCGACGATCCGAGGATTTCGGCAACATGGAACGCCGTGAAGAAGGCCGAAATGGCCCTCCTTCAGCACGCCATCCGGAGCCTGCCATGACGATCGCCGAGACGATGCTTGAGGCCCTGCGCAAGGCCGGCCCCGACGGGATCACGCTCCAGAAGCTCCTCACCGACAGCCCACTGGAGAAGCTCGACGTCATCAATGGCTTGGCTACCTTGCGCTTTGAGGGCAGGGCCACCGTCAAGTTCAGCGCGTGGGAACAGACCTGGAAGGCTGTGCCATGACGGTCGAGATCCGCCGTGGCGTCATCTTCTATGCCGCGATCGTCGAGAACATCGAGACCGGTGGCCGCCACCGCTCGCCTTGGTGCACGAACCGCCGCTTTGTCGAGGAATACCTCGAAAATGTGAAGTCATACTGGCGACCGCGCTTCATCCTGCGCGCTTGGCGCAAGCCAGACGGACCGAAAGAGTACCTACGTTAAACCCACAATCAACCCGGTAGGAAACATATATGCCTATTCCGATGCAGCCATGCCCATTCTGCAAGAGCAGCGAGCGCAGTTTGCGCTTGGTCGAGAGCGTTCGCCCGTCCTCAATTGGACTGGCAAAAATTATCACCAAGCGCGTCACCTGCATCTGTGGTGCGGAAGGACCTCCGGTCGTCGGCGCCGAATCTACCGAGGACAATGCGGTCCTGCGCTGGAACAACCGAGGCTGACCGATGGTGACCCCAAAACCCCTCGCCAGCAGCGAATGGGCCGCGCTCCGCCTCTTGGTCTCACGCGGCCCCATGCGCGCCAGCCTCTTCAAGCGCCACGTGTGGAAGAGCCTGATCGGCCTTGGCCTGATCGAGGCTGAACTGATCATGATCAACAACCCGCCCCACGGGGCGGACGAGATCCGGCATTTCAAGATCACCGATGCCGGCCGCTGCAAGCTCCGGCCGTCCCTGGCCGAAGCCATGAAACGATCCCTCAACGCCTCCGGAGCAACTCATGCAACTCCCGATTAACATCCTGATCAACCGCAAGAATGAGATCGAGAGTGACGTTGGCACGTGGGTTACGCGTCGCAATTTCGCACGGGCGGACGCTGATCGTTACCAGGTGATCATCGACGCAGCCGCCCAAGAGCTCGGCCAGATCAACGCCGCGATCGAGCTGATGAAGGCACATGCGCCGGCGCCTGCCAGCCCCGAGCCCGGCGCCGAGAGCAACATCCTCACCATCAACCGGGACTTCTCATGAAGGACACTCTCTATGTGGTCGCCATCCACCATGGCTGCGAGGGGCATTCGCCGCCGCTTCAAGCGTTCTGGAATAAGGAAGAGGCGATTGCGGCGCTCGCGTTGATCGACGCTTCTGGAACCTCGCTCCTCAAGCTGTACCCGGTGCCCGTGTGGCCCAAGCCTGTCGAGGGCAACTATTGGGACGTCAAGCCCATCCCGGTTCCATCCCTGACGCCCGTAGAGAGCGTCAGCGCGCTATTCCAAGATCTCGTCCGACGGGATGAAAACCGAGGCCCCTCATGACTGCGGAAACCGACCAGGCCATCGTGAACGCCTGCGCCAATGTTCCTAAGACCGTGGACGAGATCGCTGACATCGTAGGCCGCTCCTGGCCTCTAATCCTCGGTGATGTCAACCGCTTGACCCGCGAAAAGCGCCTGACCCGCACCAATCGCTTGGGAAGAGCGTCGCTTTGGCGCTCAATCGGGAAACCTGCTGGAGGACCCTCATGACCGATCACGCCGCCAAAGTCCGCGCCCTGATGCCCACAAGGCGAGGAAAGGACCATCAGGAGTTCCTCTCCCAGACAATGAGCGTCCTGGGAGACGAAATCTATCGGGTCGCCTCGAACGACCTGGCCGAAACCTTTCAAGGTCTGCGGTGCCTGTTCGAAGACGAGATGGCCCGTCTCATTCGCCGCCATGCGCGTGAGACTGGCGAGACTGGCGAGACGAGCATGCCTGGGGGCCGCCCAAACTGAGACGGGCGCCTCATCGGCGCGTGAGCGAGACTTGGAAGCGTCCGGCGATGCTGGGCTTTTCCGCACCTGAGATGAGACGCTTAACAGTGTGAGATGGAGGAATAGATGAAGCCTTTTGAGCTGGTCCGCGCCGCTGCGGACGTGATCCGGACCGGCGGCTGGGCCCATGGGCTCGATGAAGCTGGCATTGGAGTGAATGCGCGGAACCACGCGGGCAAAGAGGTTCCGCTGATGAAGGTCGGCACCGGTGAGACCGGGCGCGCCAGCTTAAACCCTGAAGCCGTGTCGTTCTCGATCTACGGCGCGCTGGTCAAGGCTGCGGCTGGCAGTGTTGTCGAGGGCGGCGCGCTGCTGTGGGACACCCTGCACGATATGTCGCAGGCGGCGACCGGTGTCGCCCATGGCGGGCTGAATCACGTCCACCCGGTGATGCAGTACAACGAGACCGAGGGCCGTACGGTCGAGGACGTGCTCGCCTTCCTCGAGCTCGTGGCTATCGAGCTGGGCGGTGGCCTGGCGCAGACGACGGATAAGCCGCTGGCGCCGTTGCCGGTCAGCCTGGTCGAGGCCGCCAAGCAGTTCCAGCCCGTGCCGGCTAGAGGCCAGACCGGCTTTCCGGTCGACGGCAATGTACCGCCGATCCAGCCTTCGGCGACGCCGGAGAGCCGCCTGCCGCCGATCGATTGGAGCAAATAGATGGACATCAAGGTTTCTGATGGCAGCTTGCCTGTCTCGATCGACGGCGAGCGGGGCATCATCACGTTGGCCGGCATCCGTTACGACATGGAACTGTTCAAGGCGTTCGGCTTCGGCCCGCTCAACCGATCTATCCGCCTCTTCGCGCGCGAAGACGGCGTGGTGACGCTGCAAGACCTGCCGGACTGGCGCCCGATCGCCGAGGCTCCACTGGAGCCCTGGACGCGGGATCTGCCTGGCTACTACCGCTACCGCTGCCTGATCCAGACCCAAGGCCATGGCGACGTCCAGCATGTGCAGGAGGGCTGGGGCTACTGGTTCAAGGCGCGCCACCCCAACAGCGAGCCAGTGGTGCGCTGGGCCAGCATGCACGGGCTGTGCACCCCGAAGTATTTCATGCCGCTGCCAGCGGCGAAGGAGGACTGATGTCGAACGACAAGAACATCCCGCCCGAGGAGTTCACAACCTACGGCGATCAGATCGTCGCCGCAGCTCCGTTCCAGGGCGAGACGTTGGTCTTCACGAAGGCTGGCAAGGTGTTCCAGGCTTCCCGCGATCACACTGGCCGGATCACCTTTGCTTTCATCCACCGCTTCGACCTCGGCCGATACTGATGGCCGAGGTGAAGCGGGGCAAGCAGCAGGTGCCACGGCGTAACTACGCCATCCTGGTGCTGGAGGCGCGCATCAGCCAGACGCAAGCCGACGTCGAACTGCAAGACGAGCACCTTGGCGTGCTTCACGCGTCGATCGCCAAGACGCTGGAACGGCGCACCAAGGCATACGAAGAACTGCGCGAACTGGCGGACGCGCTCGCAAAACTCACGGGAGAGAAGCCAAATGCGTGACCTGCTTGCCAGCTTACTGGCCTACGTGAAACCCAAGACGAGACCCATCGAGTTACCAAAAGACTTCAGCGAGGTGCTCGCCACGGCAATTCGGTCGAGCGGCGTGCTGCCGCCGAACGCGCAAGTCGAGGTCCGCAGAGGCATCAAGCCGCCGCCTGACCCTGGCGCCGACGCGCCGATGACCTGGCCGCAATGGGCCAAAATCATGAGCGATATGTCGGTCGACAATGAGTGGACGCCCTGCCGCTTCGGCACACGCTGTGGCGATTACAACCAGATGCGCTTCGTGTTCGGGATCACACAGCGCGTCTTCGGCATCTATCGTCAGCCCTTCACCGTGTGCGGCAATCGTGAGAAGCACGGCTGCGAGGAATTGCTCTCCGCGCTGATCTGGCTGCCTGCCGGTCTTGGCCTTGGCCTGTTTGACACCACCGCGACCGCGGTGGCGACCGCCAAGCTTATCGGCGGGCAACTGGAGAGCTTGGAATCGCCAGATGTGAGCGAGACCGCTCACGCCGCGTGGCACGCCATCATGCCGCGGCTGCGCCAAGAGATGGCGTTCAATGGCATCGTACCGCATCCCGACCACCACGCGCACGACGATGTGGACGGCGATCCCAGGCCAATCTCGATCTATATCAAGTCCGACGAGGCGATCCTCGCCGGCAAACCGGAGAAACTCGCATGAAATGCAAGACCGAGGTCCTCGTCGATAAACTTGGAGATGCTTGCACAGGCGAGCAGTTCACCACGATCATGGCTGCGCTCAACTTCATGATTGCGCGCTGCCTGTTCTATGCCAGTGCTGGCGTTGGTACCGACGAGGGGCTGGAGATCGTCACCCGTCAGATTCGCCAGCACCTTGCCTTTCTTGCGGAGAACCCGCAGATCGCGGCGCACGAGCTTCCCACCACAACCAAACAGTAGGAAACCACAATGAGCCGTAAGATTGCCGACGGTAAGATTGTCGATGTCCGTGTCAGCGTGCCGAGCCGCTATACAGTGATCGAGGTCTTGGCCTGGGATACGGATCTCAACATTCAGGGCCAATTCCAGTGTCAGATCATCGACCAGCAGCCGGCCGGTGGCCTGGCTCCGATGGAGGAGCCGTCGATTCCCCGCATCGAGCGGAAGTTCGTCGCCGGCAAGACCTATCGCACCTCCGACGGTACCACAGCGCAGGTGCTCAATGACCATGGGCCGGGTGTTGCGAGGCCATACCGGATCAGCCTCGGAGGCGAGATCAGTTGGGCGGATAATGGAGGCCGTTATTGGATCGTGGTCGGCGGCATGACGGGAGAAGTCGTTCGTACGATGCTGCCTGGCGCCCTCGAGGATGAAGGACTTGGCTTTCTTCAGCGCCAGGTCAGCAACTTGATTCCGCAATTGCTTGAGGAGCGCGACTTGCGCCGCAAGCTTGCAGCCCGCGTGACGGAACTGGAGCGCTGGCAGCAGGACATCCGCAGCGGCAAGATTGGTGTCGTGCTAGTCGATAGGTCAAAACTATAGGAGGCATCGCCTCATGAGCGCACAACCGCTCCGCAAACCAAGGACCAAACCCAAGTTCGATCCTGATACCAACCTGCGCTGCACCGTGTGCGGGCTGCGCTGGCCTGAGACCGAGGAGTGCCGGTCGCCCTCCGACTGTAATCTCGTGAGGGAAACCGACCATGCTTGTGTGGATTCTGACTGATGCTATCGGCGACGCCCATGGGCCGTTCGCATCGCTATACCAAGCTGTCAATTATATCGACCTGGTCCACCCCCCAAAACCGCACTCGCTGGTCGAGGTGCAGAACGGCGATCCACGTCTTTGTGCTGCGGTGCTCGATGCCTTCTATACTGATCGGGCAGCTCTGATCAAAGCGAGGATGGTCTGATGAAGCGCACCATGCGCCGCCGGACGACGGACCAGCAACGGCCGGCTTACTGGCTTGCGGTAGGCTCCCGCTATCGCCGCAGGAAGGAACGCGATGGTGGCTACAAGCGCGTCGCGGATTACCAGGCTGTGATGGACTACCGCGCCTCGCTGCAACGGCAGTTCGTTCCGGTCAAACCCAGGAAGGTGCGCCGTGGATGACAATCTGCGTTCGAACCCATGGGTCAATGAGGTTGTCCGTGTGATCACTCGGATCCGCCGCGAGGACCGAATGTTCGGCAGCCTCCTCGCCGGCTGGCCTCTGATCGCGAAACCAGACGGGGTTTATGCACCGGGCATGCACGGCACCATCGCCATCGAGATGTGTCTGATATCATTGGTGGAACCAACCAATGACAACGTCCCACCCGACGGGATATCCCCGTAATCCCCGTAATTCACTGACACACAAAAAAGAGTCTAAGACTGTCGTTTAAGTTTAGGCTGTGGATAGTGGTAACTTCGGGGATAACCGAGAAGCTGTGCATAACTTCCCGTACCCCTTTCGAATCGTGCGCCAGCGGTGTGGTGTCAGCCACTCTCTGCCAAACCCCGATAGGAGGCTATCCCAGCCATGATCCCGCAAGACCTGCGAATGGACACGCTGTCTGCGCTTTTGAACCATAATCAAAAGCGCTGGCCCGTGACTGAGGCCATGAAGCACATCCTCGATGTGCAGAAGGCCGTGAAGAACACCGGCAAGAAGGGCACCATCACGATCAAGCTCACGGTCGAGACCGACAAGCAGGAAGAGGGCGTTCTCGCCGTCTCGATGGATGTGACGTCGACCGCGCCGAAGCCCGATCGCAAGAAGGCGCTGCTGTTCCCGACGGAGGACGGCCTCGGCTTCTCCAAGACCGATCCGAAGCAGCTCGAACTGCTGGCCCAGGAACAAGCCGAGCGCGATGAGCGTGAAGCGGAGCTGGCCGAGCAGAACATCGCGCGCATCGGCCGCGGCGCCGAGCCCGTGACCGCCTAAACGAAACGCCCGGGCGAAATGCCCATTACGCCCGGACCAGGCTGGCAGCCAACCTCAACCCCCTACCCTCGGTGACTGCCAGCCGCCCCTCTCTCTTCCGCAAAATCAAAACCTTCAGGAGACACCATGTCTGAGACCACCGACGTCACGCAGCTTGTCCAGGCCGCGCTGCACCAGCCGTCATTGCTTGAAACCAAGGACGGCCGCGTTTTCATCCTGCGCCCGAGCGGCCCCGATGCCTATGCGATCGACAACATCACGCCTACGAACGCGCAACCTGTGCTGATGCCAAAGGTCATCACCCAGCTTGTTGCGGTCCAGACTGCCGGCTCGCTCAAGACTTATCTCAAGCGCTTCAAGAACGACGATTCAATGATCTTCGCCGACATCGATGCCAACCGCATCGTCGGCGCCATCGACTATCACCAGATGCCGGTGGCGCCGGAGGAGGCCAAGGTCGCATTGGTGGAGACCTCCGGCGCTCGCCTCGGCGTCCACACCGCGACCCTGGCGCTGCCGTTCTCCAAGGAATGGGATACCTGGATCAAGGCCAACGAGAAGCTGATGAGCCATGTCGAGTTCGCCAACTTCCTCGAAGAGAACGTGCTCGATGTCACGATCCCGGACGGTGCCGAGCTCCTCGAAATCTGCCGCGACTTGCAGGTCACCTCGAACAAGCATTTCGAAGCCTCGGTGCGGATGGGCGACCGCGTGTCGTTCACGTACAAGAAGGACGAGGACGCGGTCACCACGAGCGAGATGGATCTGCCCATCGAGTTCACGATCCGCATCCCGGTCTACTATGACGAGCGGCCGATCATGATCCGCTGCATGACGCGCCGCAAGATCGCCGACGGCGACTTGTTCCTCGGCTACAAGATGCTGCGCGTCGAGCAGACCCGCCAGGCCGAGTTCCAGCGGATCGCCAGCGAGGTGCAGTTCGACACCAGCCTCACCATGGTCAACGGCCGGCGCGGTCAGTAAGTTCGGCGGAGAGAGCGAACGCGGCTTGGGTATTGCGTGCCGCGGGGGCTGGTCTTCGGACTGGCCCCGCTTTCGCGAAGGGAGGAAGCCACAATGTCCAAACCAACCGTGTTCACCCGTGATCCGACCGACGAAGATATGGAGATAGCCCGAGCGCTCGCCGTTGGATTTGCCACTTCGCTGCCCAAGGGCACCAAAAGCCCCTTTATTCTCGGTGCCACCTCGCTGTTTGTGAACAGCGTGTTCACTCGATGCGTCAAGACGCAGTACCGGTTGGACGCGTTCGATGATTTCGCAGCGCATATCCGCAAGCAGCTCGAGAAGGACCTGTGAGGTTGCCGGAGACCGCATACCGCTGGCGCCGAATCAAGCTCACGTTCATCGAGTTTTTGCTTTATCGGCTTTACAAAAAGGTTCCGGCGGAACAGCAGTGCGATCTGTGCGATGTTTGGCGCGACGTGCTTTTGTTCCGCGACAAGTATTACCCGGAGGAGATGCCGTGATCGTCACCGAGGAAGAGGCCAAGACCAAGTGGTGTCCGGAGGCACGTGTGTTCAAAAGCGCTGGTGTACCGCTTAGTCGTTCTGCGGCTGTCAACCGTTGGAGTGATGATGCCGAGCAAATCAACAAAACAAATTGCCTCGGCTCCGGCTGCATGGCTTGGCGCTGGTTCCGCGAGGCCACGTCGGATGAGTGGGAGAAGGTAGTCCCGCATCCCGACGACATGAAGCGGTATTTCCTGGCAGGATACGAAGAGGACCCGAACCATCGCGGTGCGATGCGCAAGAAGATCAGCAACGCGATGCCGGCTTTCGGCTATTGCGGCAAGGCCGGCAAACCGTGATCCAGCGCATCTTCATCGGTCTCACGGCCGTCGGCATCATCGGAACCGCCGTCGGCATCGAGTGGTGGGCCGTCGTCTACAACGCGCCGGACGCCGTCTGGCTCTATTGCAACATGCTGAATTGGTGCACGCCATGACTCTCGACTACATGAAGCAGCAAGAGGAGATGCGCCGCCGGTTCTTCGAGGACCATTTGCGTAACTTTGTGCGTGAGTGGGCGCCTGAGAATGATCGCGACCGCTACGCGATGCAGACCCAGCTCATGTTGCTGATGCGCGACGCGATGCAATCGCAGGGCGCGGTTTACTCGCTCGGTGTCGAAGGCTATGCCGCTCGCGCGCTGGAGGTGCGCTCGCTCTCACCGCTCAATGCCATCTTCACACCGGAGGAGAAAAAATGACCTATACCGATGTGCTTGAAGATGATGACAATGATCCCGGCATCCACATCGGGCAGCTTGGTGCGGCGATTGCTGCGTGGTCATGGATGCAGGACGGCGAAACGCCGCAGACCGTTGCTGCTGCTGCGGCGACCTTCAACACCACGATCGAGATCGTGCGCCGCGCCGTCGAAGAGCATCCATGGACGTTCCTCTGTGGTCCCAGCGACAACCGCGCTGCCCAAACAATTGAGCACGACGGAGAATAAGCAATGAGCTTGACCTGGTTCAAGATCCCGATCGCCGAGTTCCTGAAGGAAACGCGGCGCATGAATCTATGGGCGCGGGGCGCCTACATCACCTTGCTTGCCGATTATTACGAAAACGGGCCGCCGACGAGCAACGACATCGACAACATCACGGGAGATACCGACGTCAGCATGGATGTGTTTGGCGGTCTGTTCGAGCTCCGCGACGGCCGCTGGCACCATGCGCGCGCCGATCGAGATATCGCCGAGCGCGTCAAGCTCACCCAGCGCTCGGTCGCTAATGGCTCGAAGGGCGGACGCAAGCCGCGCGGACATGCAATTGTTGAGGAGACATCCTCGGCGCTGTTTGCTGAAGTCTCTCAGATGATGAAGCAGCCAGAGCCCCAAGCCGGCGACCTGGATGATTACGACGATGACGGTGACGATCTGACCAGCGCGCCCAAGGTCCAGACCAGCACAAGCTACATCGGTAAGCCGCCGCCCGCAGCGCCAGCACCGGAGCCGATCGAGGCCGACGAGGAAGCGGAGGACAATTTCACGCCGATCCCGAAGGACTTTACGCTTGATGGCGCCGAGGTCAGTAGATGTCTGGCTGCCGGCGCGACATCGACCGAGCTTGCAGCCTGGTTCGACGAGTTCAAGAGCGGACACGATGAGCGCGGCACCCTGTCATCCGATTGGTCTGGTGCCTGGCAGGCGCGCTTCCGCGGCAAGATGCAAACCAAGCCTGTTAAAGGCCGCGCGCGCGTCGAGGTGAGCCGGCGCGCATGAATCTGTTCGAGGAGAAAACCCGGGCTGCGCGAATCGCCCAAGCGCAGACCGTCATTGCCCAGGGCAGGAAGTATACCACAACGAGGCCCGGCTCCGATGCAAGCCCACTGATCCGCGACCTTTGCATCGCAGCCAATGACCTGATCAACGAGTTGCAACCAACCAAGGAGACATTCCGTGACATCCCCGTCCACTCTGATTCGAAAAGCCGCCAGCGCCAAGAGCCCACGCGAGGCCAAGAAACTGCGCGCCCAGGCAGCCAAGCTCCGGCGCGAGATCCGAGCGTTGAAGACGTCTTCGGGAAAGCCGGCGAATAACCGCCCGATCGCGCGGCGCCCGCGCACGCTGCGGCAGATCGCCACGAGCCCCGTGACGGAGCGCGTCGTGATGGGGTCCCACGACAATGTCGGCGGATGGGCGGCGCGCGACGTGACGGAGATCATTGAACAGGATCAGATCGAGCGGCTGCGTAAGCATGCGCGCAACCGCAAGCACAAGGATTCGTTCGACATTGGCGTGCGGTCCGCCGTCATGACTGGCGTCAGCCGGGGTCGGACCGAGGTTGCCGAACAGACGCGCGAGAAGCTCCGTGCGGTCTATGACGCCAACCGGATCGCGGTGGTGTCCGGCTTCATCTCCGAGATGAACGCGGTTGCCAAAGCCACCGGAGGCCCGCTGCCGCCGACCACGATCGTCTCCGGCTATACGCTGGCCCGCGTGCTCGAAGCGCTCCGCGAAGCCGGCTATACCGAGAGCGGCAAGGAAGGCGGGCGCCGTGGCTAAGAAGGCAAAACGCAACAACATCCGGAAAACGCTCAAGGGCCTTGTGACAGCGGCCAAGCGGGGCGGTCTTGCGGTGACGCTTGGCTTGCCGCGCAAGCCAGAGAAGCCGGTCACGCCCGAGGCCGTGCTCCGGCGCGCGATCCAGTACAAGCCGCGCGCCCTTGCGATCATCATGATCGGTTTGGACGGCAAGTCGGATCGTATGTGGTGCGCGCGATCAGGCGTTGGTGCGTCACCAATGCTGGAATTGGCCGGCGCTGCCTTTACGCTGACCGATGAACTGTCGTGGAACATCAACCGCGACACTCGCGCTCAAATCTTGCCGCGACCTCCCAAGCCGAAGAGAGCGCGGCCAATCAAGAAGAAGCGCACGGCCAGGCCGAGCCGCCGGAAGTAACCATGTCAGTGACAGGGGTAAACGTGAACGAGCAAATGAAGTCGATCAGCGCCGCAAAGCCAAGTCGAGGGTCAGGTCAGACCCGCGGCAAGCGGCGCGGCCGGCGAGACGCAGCCAATATCCTGTGGCGCCGCGTCACGGCATCCTACGACGAAGACGTTCGCGCCTTCGCCAAGAACCCAGCGCTCGCTTCCCCTGTCACCAGGTGGGTTTTGTTCGGCCATCTGACACCAACCCAAGGCATGGCCGGACGCCGCTATGCCGACATCATGCGGAACTTCAGCCGGTTTCATATGGAAGGACAATCGACCTCGCCGCGCAGCGCCAATCTCGAACCGGTGCGCGGCGTCGAGGATCAGGAGTTGGAGCGGCGGGCCTTCAACGGCACGCTCGAGGAATACGAGGCCGATGCGCGACACGCGCGCCGGCAATACAATCGTCTGCAAAAGGTGCTCGCCCGCTTCAAGGACAACGTCACGGGCCGCAACTTCGCCAAGGACTATCTCGACATGCTGTGTTGCGAGGACCGGGAGCCGCCCGCGCAGCACCGCGCCGATATCGCTGGCGTGCTTACCGCGGTCGCCAAGGAGTTCGGTGTCGGCGAGCGGAAACGGAGGATTCAGTGAGCCTGAGAGAAACCGATCCGGTCGCATGGCTTGCGACGTCGACTTTGCTGGCGTTGCTTGACACTCATCCAGACATCAAGGATGCGGCGACATTCCTGGTAGGAGGTACGGCTACCTGCAAAGTCGAGGTAGTTATTAAGGATCGAAGGATTCTACTTTCGATCAACGCAACCGAGGAGAAGTCAAAATGAAACTGTGGCGCAAGATCGAAGGCTTTATCGGTTGCAAGTTCCTCGTGGTGCGACGCGACGGTACGGTACCAGCATGGCCGCACTTCGTCATGGGCGCGCGCGATCCGGCCGTGCCGCCTGCGCTGCGTGCCTATGCCTACCACGCCAGGCGCCTCGGCAAGGACCCGGAATATTGCCAAAGCGTGCTGGATCTGGCGGATGATTTCGATCGTCACCGCAACGAGCACGGCGAAGGCGATCCAGATGTGGGACCGCATCGCAAGGATGACCCGGAGGTGATCCGAGCCATGCAGGGCGAACCCGCCATCATCAACGCGTTCCCAGACAAGGTGTGGAAGAAATGACAGGCGGACGAATCATTGGATGCCTGGTGCTCGGACGCGTCATCTCGCCCTTTACCAAGATGACGGTGCGCTACCTGGTGCAGGAACTGCACTCGACGAAGGGCTGGAAGCCGCGGTACGAAGTCAACGCCAGCCGCTTCCCCTGGTCGCCGGTGCCTGGTGTCTTCTGCTGGACGAACGGCTGCGGGCCGCGCAAGTCGGTCTCGGAGCTTGTCCCGGTCATCACCGAGAAAAGTCTGATGCGCCACGGCTGGTACCGCCGCAAGCTCCGCAAGGAAGCCGAGGCGCGCGTTGTCGCCAAACTGGCACAGGAGTTCGGACATGACGGCCCCTAAACAACGGCAGTGGCGCTGCTTCCACTGCGACGCGCTGTTCACCAGCGCCAAGACGGCTGCGGTGCACTTCGGAGCCAGCGAGGTCAGCAAGGCGGCCTGCAAGCTCAAGGATTATGAGGAGCACCTGGTCGTCTACATCCGCGAACTGGAGGCCCGTCTCGACGGCTATATCGCCGAGGACAGCCACGTCATGCGTGCGATCTACATGATGGAGGCCGATCACCGCCAAGCGCTCATTCGCGCCGAGGAGCAAGGCTATAACAAGGGCGTGCAGGATGCCCGGAAGGAGATCGCGCTATGCCAGCAGCGTGCGACAACTGCCGCTTCCTGAGGGGCCGCAACACGGCAGCCCAGATCCCTGAGGGTTATTGCCATCGGCTGCCGCCTGCCATGCTGCCGACCGGTTTTGCTACCCACCGGCCGGTTGCGCTCGTCGGCTGGTGCGGCGAGCACCGCTGGTCGCTCGCCGGCATCGTTCGAGCGCTCTTCCGCTTAACCTGAAAGGACTTCACCATGTTCACCTGCGAATGCGCCACCGAGCACGAAAGCCCGTTTGACACCGTGATGATCCACGATAAGCACCGCGCCGAGGCAATCTCCAAGCTCGGGCCGGATGTCGTCATGACCGGCGCCTCGACCAGCTCTCATCCCAAGCACGATCAGGCCGCCGACCCACACAAAGACTACACCTATCGCACGACGACCTATTGGCGGCCGTTCAACGCCGAAGAGAAGCTGGCGAAGGCTGAAGTCGAGAAGGCCGCACAAGAGGCTACTTACCTGCAAGCGAAGCAAGCCGGAACCTAAAGTGCCACCTGCGACTACCGCGATCGACCCAAAGCAGGCTTACGCCAGGATATTCATCCTTGGCGTGATCTACAACATCCCCATCTGCGGGCCCTGTTGCCACTGGCCGCGCCGGTGACGGAGATCCGCATGGCGCAGCCGCCGAGGATCTATTACGGCACCTGCGACGGCGGCCCGTTCCGCGGCAAACAAATGGCGCATGCGACCTTGACATTGGCGGTCTACTTCGATCCCGACACCAAAAAGGCCGTGGTCGGCATGCAGGCGCCGTCACAGAACCAGCCGCACGTCAAGCGCGGATTGTACCGCTTCAACGAGGAGTTTTCGCGCTGGAGCTGGGAGGAGACGAAGGAGTGAGACGGTTTTTGGGGATAACTGCCGTCTCGCATAATCACTTGCATTGCAAGAGCTATTGCGTGTGTTGGCAGACCGTGAGACGGTCCCAAAAGCCCAAGGGCGAGATTCGTCCGAAGGCGACAATTCGGGCGGCGGTAGTGATAAGGTCCCTGCCGATTACAAGGAGGGATCGGGCCTGCCGGAAACGACGGTCTGTCCGCCGCCCGAGTTTCAGTCTTATCTGGTTACGACGACGCGGTTCCGACACTCATATCCCGCAGGGCCTCGGCCCACTGCACCAAGGGCAACCAATCGCGTTTCTGGATCGCCTGGGGCGGCGTATCGCTCTACCAAATCTCGAGTTTTTGCAGGCCGGTGACAGGCCACGCAAACGCGGCTTATCCCTCGGGACAGCCGCAGGAGCCAACTCCGAAAAGGGTTGGTTCCACCAATACCAGGCGCGCCAGCGGACAGGCGCGACATGTGAGGGGCCGGCGCGCGACGTCCGGCATCCCGCCGCAGGCTGGAGCCGCTGGCCGGCCTGCGGAAGATTTCGCTGCGGTGCAGAGGATAAGCACCTTTGGCCTTCGGGTCGGTACAAGCGCAAGCTCAAGGCCAGCGGCGTAAATTCTCGCCCACCGGCGCTGGATGGGATCTGGCGTTTGGTAGGAAAGAGGCTGCGCGCCAAGGGAAACGGGACGTAGATGGGGCGGATCGGTGCCCGTCCGATCGCGGTCACCAGCATTTCGGAGGCATCATGACCGACAACGTGGTCTCAATCATCAGTGGCCGCGAGGTCATCCCGCCGGGCACGCCGCGGCCGGACCTGATCGCCGAGCTGGAGCGCCTCTTGGAAATGGCGCGCTCCGGAGAGCTTGACGGCATCGCCTATGCCTCGCTCTACCGAACCGACGCAACCGACTGGAACGTATTCGGCCGCTGGACGCGGTCGACCGTCGGCGCGCTACATTGCGCGATCTACAGGCTTTGTTCAACTGACGTCGATGGAGGCGTGAATGGCTAAAAAGATCAAGCACGTTGGCTTCAAAGGCGCCGAGAAAGCCGTCGAGAGCGAGGGCTATAGCGCCAAGAGCGCGGCCAAGATCATCGGCGCCGGCAAGGCGCATGCCTCGGCGGCGGCAAAACGTGCCAACCCGCGGCTCAACAAGAAAGGCGGTCGCTCGTGATCGTTCCAAGCATCGGCCGCAAAGTCTGGTACCGCCCCTCCCACAACGACAAGCAGTTGGGCATGCAAGCCTACGATGATAAGCCGTTCGATGCCGATGTCTGTTATGTGTGGTCTGACACCGAGGTCAACCTTGTCGTGACGGATCACCATGGCGCCCAATATCGGCGTACGCGTGTGCCAATCAACGTTCCTGACGTTCTGCCGCGCGCTGACTGGATGCCGTTTCAACTCGGACAGGCCAAGAAGACTGAGGCGGACACTCTCGAAGAGGTCCGCCGGCTGGCGTCGGCCGGAAAGCCGCTGATCTGATGCCATGGCTCCCGAGCGATGGCCCGAAGCGCCACACCAAGAAGGCCAACACTCCAGCCAAGCGCAAGCAATGGAGCTCCACCGCAAACTCGGTGCTCGAAGAGAGTGGGGACGAGGCGAAGGCAGTCCGCATCGCCAACGCGGCCGTCAAGAAACATCCCTCCAAGAAGAAGGCAAAATAGCCATGTCCTGGTCCCTTACCGCGATCGGCAAGCCAGCTCCGGTGCTTGCCGTCCTGAAAGCTGACGTTGCGCGCAACACCTGCTCCGAACCCGAGCAATCGATCCGCGCGGCTGTAATGGATGCGATCGAGCTCGCCTTGAACGCGATGCCGGAAGGCTACGCGGTCCAGGTCAATGCCGGCGGCAGTCAGCATCGACCGGATTCGACCAAGCCCGGCATTGTCAACTCGCTCAAGGTCGAAATCGTCCCGATCTATGGCTTCGCCGAGTAACATTCAGGACGCTATCCGCCGGATCGCCGAGGCCAACGGCGAGGACCCAGCGACCTTGCTCGCCTATGCCGAGCGCGAGAGCGCGTTCAATCCGCAGGCGCGATCGAGCAAGACCATCAAGGGCTTGTTCCAGATGACCCGCGGTCTGCGCCAGCAGTACGGCATCGGCGAATCGGACGATCCGGAAACCCAGGCCACCGGCTACATGCCCTTCATGCGCGACACCCGCGAGGAGATGGGCCGCATCCTTGGGCGCCGGCCGAGCGACGCCGAGGTCTATCTCGGTCACCATTACGGGGCCTCGCGCGCCGCGCGTACGCTCGGCATGGATCCGGATATGCCGGTCGATCAGGTCTTCAGCGCCACGGAGCGCGCCGGTAACCCGCACTTCGATCGCGCCGGCACCATCGGCAATCTCAATTCCTCGATCATGAGCGACATCGAGAAGAGGCGGAGCAGATTCGGCGGCGAGGGGCTTGACTTCTCCTCTGCGGTCGGGGCGCCAGCGCCGGAGCCGCTGGATTTCGGATCGAAGGCGGTCGCCGACCATGTAATTCCATTGCAATCGCAAGGTTCGAGCGGCCCGCTGGACTTCTCCTCGGTGGCGCAGCAGTGACGCAGCCACCCTTCGAGGATGACTGCCCTGACGGCGGCGGCCAGCGCCCGACCAAAGAACAGGCCGAAAAGGTCCGTGACTATCTGATCAGCCGCAAGCGCCCTGCGACGGTCAAGGCCGTGTTCGAGGAACTGTCGGCGCGCAACTATGTGGTATCGAAGGCAACCGTTGGCCGACTGATCCCGTTCAAGCCGCGCCCGCCACTCTCACCGGTCCGCAAGGCCGAACACCGCGTTACGAGTCGACGAGCGCGGAATAGAGTTGCCAGCAGTGAGGCAGCCAAACAGCCACCGCTGAAGGCGCCTGCGCCGCCGCCTGAAGTGTCGTCAGAGCCGGCCAAGGCTGCGCAGACGATTAGTGCCGCGCTCGCCAAGGTCGACCCGCGGTTTTCGCTCGAAGCCTTGACAAAGGCGGATGCCACCTCGACGGCGCTGGCGATCCTTGAGAACCGCGAGCGCATGGCGCTCAACATCATCATCATGCGAACGATGGCGATGTACCCGGAGCGGATGATCGTCGACATGCGCTGCACCGCCGCCTTGGTCGATGCGCTCACGATGGCCGCGAAGCTTTCCGGGGGCGCCTCGATCGACATCACGGTCCCGACCAGTGACAATCGCCCGCATGGTTTGAATGGGGCCCATGGCAATGGCGAGATGAAGGACGTGACGCCGACGGTTATCAACCCGCTGGCGGAAGACTTCGCGAAGTGGCGCAACCTGCGCAAGACCAATGGTCAAGGAGCTTAGAGGGACACGTTACCTCAAAGACCCGCGCCTTGGTGAGTTCATCACCACGAAGCTGCCGTTCCTCGATCTGGACGAGACGACGGATTTCTACGAGTTCATCGAGGAGACCGGTTCGGCGGCCGACAAGGCGCTGCTCAACTGCAACGACCGCTTCTACCTGCTGACGGTTACATGCGGTCGGCGCGACATGCTGGTGCCGTGGATATTCGATCGCTGCCGCGAGGTCGAGGCCAACCCGGATGGTTACCTCGATCTGTGGGCGCGCTACCACTACAAGAGTACGATCTGCACGTTCGGCGGCTGCATCCAGGAAATCCTGGTCGACCCCGAAATCACGATCGCCATCATCTCCGGTACCGACAAGGTCGCGCAGCCATTCCTGATCCAGATCCAAGAGGAGTTCGAACGCAATGACCTTTTGAAGACCCAGCACTCGGACGTGCTGTGGGACGATCCACGGCACCAGGCGCCGCAGTGGTCGCGCTATAAGGGAATTGTCGTCAAGCGTCGGGGCAACCCGAAGGAGTCCACCGTCGAGGCATTTGGCCTGATCGACGGCATGCGGACCGGCAAGCACTATCAGATCTTAAACTTTGACGATCTGATCAACGAGACGATGGTCGATAACCCCGACATCGTGAAGAAGGTAACGCTGCGCTGGGAACTGTCGGACAATCTCGGCGTGCTTGGGCTTACCCGCAAGTGGCACCAGGGCACGCGATACTCATTCGCGGACACCTATGGCATCATCATCGACCGCGGTATCCTGAAGACGAGGATTTTCCCGGCCACCATCGACGGCACGCTGACAGGCAAGCCGGTGCTGTTGACCGAGGAGAAATGGAAAGACGTCAAGAAGGCGCAGCGCTCGACCGTCAATGCGCAGATGCTCCTCAACCCGATCGCGGGCAATGAGAGCACGTTCTCGATGCTGTCGTTGGCGCATTACGACATCGTGCCGACTGTGCTCAACGTCTACATCATGGTCGATCCGTCGAAGGGCAAGACCAAGCGCAGCGACCGCACCGCCATCTCCGTGATCGGCATCGACGTCGGCGGCAACAAGTATCTGCTCGATGGCTACTGCCACCGCATGAAGTTGTCGCGGCGCTACGACCTGATCTGCCAGCTCCGCGAGAAATGGTCGAACCATCCTGGCGTGCAGCATGTTCGGGTCGGCTATGAGCAATACGGCATGCAGGTCGACCTGGAGGTGATCCAGGAATACCAGGAGCGCGACAACGATCAGTTCCCGATCGAGGAATTGAACACCACGCAGGACGGCAAGCACTCCAAGAGCGACCGCATCTCGCGGCTTCAGCCGGATTTCAACCGCGGCATCTTCTATCTGCCGGCCGTGGTCTATCACGCAGACTTCGGCGGCGGCCTCGCCAACCAGGCTCTCTGGGACGTTTGGACCGAAGAAGATTCCAAGCGGATGATCGAGGCGGCCAACGGCGCCCACAACGAGGCGGTTGGCACCATCGTCTACCGGCCGATGCAGGACCTCACGCGCAACCAACGCGCCTGCAAAGCAACCATGCAGTCATTCCGGATCGTCACCGCGCTGAAGCGGCTCAACGAGGACGGCGACATGTACGACCTGACGCGGGCGTTCCTCGAAGAGTTCCGGCTGCATCCGTTCGCGGCACATGACGACTTCCTGGACGCGACCAGCCGCGTCTACGACATGAAACCAACCAAGCCGGTCCCGTTCGAGGCGATGAACGCCGAGCCGCGCATTTATAAGGATTCATAGAAATGCCTGGAGTTCCGTCCAATGCCTTTGCCGTCAACGCCGTCACCATGACGGGCGGTGCGATCCAAATCGTTCCTGCTCGAGGCGATCGCAAGCGCGTGACTCTCGTGATGGGCGGGACCCCTGCCGATACATTCCTCGGTCCCCCCGGCGTCAGTTCGGCAAATGGCATCCTGCTTGCCGGCGTCAAAGGACAGACGCTCTTTTTCGAAACGACCGCAGCCATCTTTGGCAATGGCACCGCGGCTGCGATTGTCTCCTATCTGGAGGAATTTGCCTGATGGCCCGCTACACACCGCCTGTGCAGGTTAAGACACTGCAAACGCCGTGGAAGGTGCTCGTGATGCGCGCCGACCCGGCCTTCGAGGCATCAAAGCGCAAGGAGCCGTTTTACGAGTTCTCGAACGGTCGCCGCTTCGATGAGAACACGGCAATGCAGGGGCCGTATTCCCCGCTTCCCCACGACAATCCGTAGGAGAAACCATGACGGACGAAATCACCTCCGACGCACAGGGCATCAAGGGCCCGTCAATCGAGCCCTTCGTTCCGATCGTGCCGCCACCGAGCGAGCACCATGCGCTCAACACGGGGCTCGGCACCGAGCTTGGCGACAATGCCAAGACGATGATTGGCAAGATCAATGCCGGATTCGCGCATGTCTACGCGCTCTTAACCGGCACCTCGGCGCCAATCGCTGGCGATTCCAGTTCGATCTTTCAGAGCATCGAGGATCGGATCAAGCAAGCGGAGGGCAATCTCAGCGGCGCCGCCAGCCCGATCTTCGCCAGCTTCGAAGACAGGTTGAAGGAGATCGAGGGCAAGCTTAGCAGCGCGCCTGGCGAGGTCGCGGCCGATCTGTCGGACTTTGTCAAGAAGGGCGAGGCCATCGCCAAAGAGGAGTTCGATAAGCTGGTGAACGACGTCGGTATGCTCGGCAGCACCGTCAGTGTGATCCGAGACGATGTGACAAAGCTCGAAGGGCTGTTGAACCGCGCGGTCGATCTGTTCCTGACCCCGCAGGGCGGCTCCGTCGGCGTCCAGAAGGCCACGCAGATCCTCTCCGGCCAAGCTGGCAGTGGTGGCGCAGGTACGCTCGTTGATGGTGCCACCGGCGATCCGAACGCGCCGCCGCCGCCCGCTCCGAACCCGCCGGACAACGGCTGATACGTGACTGACCAGGTCGAACAGTTCGTTACCCACGCCGTCTCTGAAATCGAGGGGCGTGGGGGCCTAAAGGCAACCGTCACGCAAACCTACCAGCCGCCGCTGGACGGCAAGAGCGATGACTATGCAGGCTTCGACATGCGCGTGGCGCGCGGCATCGGCGAGCTGCTGAACAAGCACTATTTCGGCTACCGCTGGAAATCGTTCGCCGATTGCCGGCAAGGCATCGTCGGGTTCTCGATCCCCGAGCTGATGGGTGAGACCCTGCACATGGTCATCAACCTCAAGCAATTCGCGGATCTCCAGCCCCAGCTCATCGTCGAGAAGGCCGGCGAACTGCTGGAGCGCATGCATCTGCCGCGCGGCCAGGTCGATATGGCGGCTTACGCCTTCGCCGTTGCCAACCGCCACAAGTTCCAGTTCGGCGACGTCAAATCCAAGGGGAACACGTAATGGCCCAGCAGACGATCAACGCGCCTCCGTTCCGAGCGCCGTTCACCACAGGCGATTCTGGCGAGAAGGGCGATACCCCCGCCGACCTGGTCGCCAAACTGAACGCGAACACGACCGAGCTTTACAGCAAGGCGCTGGCAGCGGCCAAATACACCACGAGCGCGGCGGCCGGTCCCGCGACCGCGGCCGTTGGCGACCTCACCGGCGGCTCTCTGGCGGTCTGTAACTACTCGAGCATCGGCGCCAACAACCTGACGACGCGCACCGCGGCACAGATGATTGCCGACGCAGGCCTCGTTGTCGGTCAAAGCTACGAGCTGGAAATCATGAACAGCTCTGGCGGCCAGATGACCCTGGTCGGCGGCACCGGTGTCACCGTCAACGGCACGGCGACGATCGCGGCTGCTGCCGTGCGCTGGTACAGCGTTCTGGTGACTGGTGCTGCCGCCATCACCATGCAAAACCTCGGATCGGGCACCATCTAAATGCTGCGTGCCACGCCGCCTGGTGAAGACGGAGTTCTGAAATCGGGCCCTACGCCGTCTGACAATATCATTGGGCGCGCCTCGCGCGCAGTCGCGCTTGCGGAAGAAGGTCACGGCGAAGCCGGGATGCCGTTTGCGGAAGACGAGGTCCCGTTCGACGAGGTCCCGACCGACGACGAGTTCCTGCAGATGGTCTACGAGGCCGATGCGCAGTCGCTCCAATACATCAATCAGGTCAATCGCGATCAGTGGGAGCGCGGCTACCGCGCCTACCATCAGGAGCACTTCTCCGAATCGAAGTATCGCACGCGCGATTACCAGAACCGCTCCAAACTGTTCGTGCCGAAGACCCGCACCTCGGTGCGCAAGGACATGGCAGCGACCGCTGCCTCTCTGTTCGGCTCGATTGATGCCGTCAACTGCATGGCCGGCAACGAGGGCGATCCGCGTCAGCGGGGCTCTGCCGCCGTCATCAAGGAGCTGGTGAACTACCGGACCGATCGCGCCACCGGCAAAGCCTCGATCCCGTGGTTTCATGTAGCGCTCGGCGCGCGCCAGACCTCGCTCATCACCGGGATCTGCCTGTCCAAGCAGAGCTGGAAGCTCGAACTTCGACGAAGCGGCACCGAGAAGTTCCGTGATGACGACGAGGACCCTGACGAAGAGGAGAAAGAGCGCGACGTCTGGGAGCCCGATGTCGATCGGCCGGAATCGGAACTGATCCCGCCCGAGAACTTCGTGATTGATCCGGCGGCCGACTGGCGCAACCCGGCGCAGGACGCGGCCTATACGATCCTGAAGTACCCGATGCGGCTCGACGAGATCAGGCGCAGGCAGCGCGACCCACGCAACCCGTGGAAGTACATCGACGAGAACACGCTGAAGTCGTCCGGCGAGGGCGCCCAGCAGCAGATGGAGGCGATCCGCAGGGCCCGCGAGCAAGGCCTCGACCGCTTCGACAACACGCAGACCACACGGCATTTCGACGTGATCTGGGTCTGGGAGACCTTTATGCGGGTGGCCGGCGAAGATTGGACCTTCGTCTCGATCGGCAACAAGCATATGCTGACAGACCCGCGTCCGGTCCGCGAAGTCTATCCCGAGCAATTCGGTGAAAGGCCCCTCGTGCTCGGCTACGGCTCGCTCGAAGCATTCCGCATCTTCCCGATGTCGAATGTCGAAAGCTGGCAGATGCTTCAGCAGGAAGCCAACGACATTCGCAACTTATCGCTGGACGCGCTCAAGCAGAACATCATGCCGGTGACGAAGGTGGTGCGCGGGCGAAATGTCGACCTGGACCAGCTCAAGCGCCGCGGCCAGGGCTCCTCGATCCTGGTGACCGACAAGGATGACGTCACCTGGGAACAGACGCCGACGTTTCCGCAAGCCGTCGTCACGATGACGGAGAAACTCGATATCGAGTTCGATGACCTCGCCGGCCAGCAGAATTACGGCACGGTCCAGAACAACAACAACCTCGGCAAGACGCTCGGCGGATTGAAGCTCGCGGCGGGCGCGGCCAATGCGGTGCAGGAATACGATATCCGGATCTGGATCGAGACCTGGTGCGAGCCGGTGCTGACGCAAATCGTGCGGCTCGAACAGTTCTACGAGTCGGACCCGGTCATCCTCGGCATTTGCGGCGAGCGCGCCAAGCTGTTCGAAAAGCACGGCATCAACAAGATCGATGACGAGCTCTTGGAGAACAACGTCACGGTTCGCGTCAACGTCGGACTTGGCGCTGGAGATCCCGAGCAGCGCCTCGCGAAGTTCAACAGCGCCACCCAGATCGCGCTGCCGCTGCTCGAACTGTCTCCGGAGTTCAAGACCGGCAAGAAGGTTATGGACTACGAAGCCGTCATGGAAGAGGTGTATGGCGCCGCCGGATATCGCGATGGCGGGCGCCGCTTCGTCAAGGACGGCCAACAGTCCGGCCCGAGCCCGGAACAGGATGCTACAGTCGACAAGCTGAAGTCGGACGCGGAAAAGAATCGCTCGATGGGCAAGGCCGCAATCGTCAACGCGCTCTCCAACGCGGCGAAGGTCGGTATCGCCATCAGCATGGAAGAGCGTCAGAAAATCCTCGATCTGTTCGACATGCACTACCGGCACGTCGACCAGATGGGCAGCGCGCTCGACCTCGGCCACAGCCACGGGCACGCAATCGCCGACAGACAGAATGCCGCGAAGGGCCTCAACCCCGACGGCACTCCGATGCTTCCGCCGCCCGGTCAATCTCCTGCCGGCGGCGGGGCTGAGGGCGGGGGACCACCCGGCGACTCCACTGGAGTTGTGGCCGGTGGGGGCGCAGGTCCTCCGCCCGAGAATCCAGGCGCCGGCAATGCCGGCGTGGCGCCGCAAGACCTCGGCAAACATGGCGTTCCGGCTGGAGATGCCGGCCAGCAGATCATGCAGGACCAAGCTGCCACGCAAGCCGGGCTTGAGAAGGGCCTGAAGAAGCCGGCGCGCAAGCGCACGGTCGCGATCACCAAGCGTGGCGCCGATGGTCGGGCCGCGGCTTTTGAAGTCACCGAGCACTAAGGAGAGACGTCGTGGCAATCTATTCCGAGAGCAATAAGCTTGCCGGCGCCCAGCAGAACCTCTCTGCTTCGCCCGGCAAGACCCTGGTCAACCTGACCGCGCTGACTGGTGCGGCCACGCTGAAGCGCGGCTGGATCTACGAATGCGAAATCGGCGCCGATGGCGCGCCCAACGCCACCGATTGCGCAATCACCTGGGAGTTCATGCGCAACACCTCTGTTGGCACCGGCACGGCCGCGACGCCCTCGCCGACCGATCCGGCCGATACCGCCGCTGGCCTGGTCGCCACGGTTAACCATACTGCCGAACCTACCCTTGGCGTTTCGTTGATGGCGATAGCGCTCAACCAGCGCAACTCGCAACGCTGGATCGCGCGCGATGAGAAGTCGGCGTTGATCATTCCGGCGGTCACCGTCAACGGCATCGGGTTACGGGCTTACTCGCCGACATATGCCTCGACCGGCGTTGCGACACTGTTCCACGCGGAGTAATTGCCGTGAGGCAACCGCAGGGTTATTCCATCGTCACCGGACCCGGACCTGGCGCCGGTGAGTGCGATACCTTCACTTGCGCGCATTGCAACGGCGTCCGCTTCGTCAAGCCGATGACGCCCGCCGACCAGATGCCGGATATCTGCCATCTGTGCGGCGACAAAACCCGGCCTTCGTTCATCTGTGAGCGATGCCGCGGCAAAGGCTGCGACCCGTTCGAAGAGAAACTGAAGCGGTGGGAAACGCGCGACCGCTTCCGACGCGAAATGCGGTGCGTCTAAATGGCCGCATGGCTCGACATCTGTCGTTATTTCCCGACGGCTGGCGGCACGACTGATTGGACGTTCTCGGCTGCCGTCACTGGTTACGCCAGCCCGGCGCTGGCTGGCGTTGTCAACGGTCGGGCTTACAAGTACCGCGCCGAAAGCGGCGATCTGACCCAATGGGAATTGGGCGAGGGCACGTATAATACTGGCACCGGCGTCTTGACGCGAACCACAGTGCTTTACAATTCGGCTGGTACCGGCACTGCATCAGGGCAAAGCGGCGCTGGCACCAAGATCAACTTCTCCAGCGTACCCCAGGTCGCCATCGTCGCGCTGAAGGAAGACCTGATCTCGATAGAGGAGGCGAACGCCTTCACGACGGCGCAAAAGCTGCAAGCGCGAACCAACATTGGCGGTTCGCAAGCATTGTACACGCGGCAAGTTTTTGCGTCTGGCTCCGGCACCTATACGACACCGGCAAACTGCATCGCGATCAATGTCCGCATGGTTGGCGGCGGCGGTGGTGGCGGTGGCAGCGGAACAACTTCAGGAACAGCGGCAGGAGCAGGCGGTAACAGCACGTTTGGTTCAAGCTTCCTGACTGCTAATGGCGGCGGCGGGGGTGGTACCGCCGCCGCTTCTACAGGCGGAGGCAGCGCATCTGGCGGTGATATTGGTATTGCTGGAGGGGCCGGAGACCCAGGCGCAGGCGCAGGTGTTGGCAGCATCGCTACAACGGGCACGCCGTTTGGCAGAGGTGGAAACTCCGTATTCGGAGGTGGAGCTGCTGCCCAATTCTCGGCGAATGCAGGCAACGCGGGTGTCACCAACTCCGGTGGCGGCGGCGGCGGCGGCATGGGCCCGACGGCTGCTGGGCAAGGTGGTTCCGGTGGTGGCGCAGGCGGGTATCTTGAGAAGTTGATCTCGTCACCCAATGCAACATACGCTTATGCTGTCGGTGCTGCTGGCACTGCCGGTACCGCCGGCACATCCGGCCAGGCTGGCGGTGCTGGCGGTTCCGGCCTCATCATTGTCGACGAGTACTACTGAAACAGGAGACTGAATTGGGTCAATCATTCCACGCCTATCCGAATGTCGCGCAAGCGATCGACCAGCCGCCGAATCCTTACTCCCGCGCCACGCCCTTGGCATGCGACACGCTGGAGTTCGACACGATCACTGCGACCGGCGCCGGCTACTTCGACACCGCAAGCCATTGTTACGTCGCCAACGTCGCACAAATCATGCGCTTCACCGCCCATCTGCTTTGGCAGACGCCACGACACGGCGGCATCATGAATGCATGGTTCATGAAGAATGTGCTGCCGCCGCCGGATGGTTCGATCGGGGGCGAAATGTGCGGCTGTGATGTGCAGGTCTATCAGCCGTCGCCGTACCCGCCCAACAACCAGTCTTGCTCTATCGAGCGGCTCATGAAGCTGAACCCAGGCGATCGGGTCTGGTGCGTGCCTGGCTTGGCCGGTGGCGGTCAATTGACGAACGCCATCGCCGGCAACAGCAACAACACCGTGAACTATTTCGAAGGCGAGCTTCTTCAGCTCCTATGAGCATCTGATATCAGATGTCCATTCTCGGTTTTGATGCACTTGGTCGCCTCGCGCTCGGCGAGCTACCGCATCAAAACGATCGGCGAAGCAGCTTCTTCACGTGGGATGTCGGCCTTAAGACGAAGGGCCTGCCTGCTGCAATAATCGCTACGACGGTTTCGGGTTGGGTACCGCAACCGCCGCCAGTCGCAGTCGCTCCTCCTCCGGTCGGTGGTTACTTCTCGACCTTCAGCCAGCCGCCGCCGAAAGTCGGTATGCCGGTTGTGCTCCAGCCGCAGCCGGCATTCTGGATCTATCCGTTTGCGCCGACACCAGGCCCACTGGTGTTCTCGACCTTCGTCGAACGCTACACCAAGCCGCCGCTGCAAGTCGGCACCTGGGTTGCGTTCGAGCTGACGCCACCGTTCGTCGCGACGTTTACCGGCTTCTTTCCGTTCGATCAGCCGTTCTTCAAGACGACGTACCGATCCTACGAGCAGCCAAGCCCGCTGTTCGAGGTGCGGCTGACACCGCCACCGCCATTCACGAGCTTCGCGAACTTCGGCCTACCGCAGCAGAAGCGCTTCACGTTCGCTAATCTGAGTTGGAATATCGATTTCAAGATCGAGCCGACTCCATTCCCAGGCGGCGGCACATCACGCCGGCTTCCGCAAGATGATGCGCACCGCCGCAAGCACCGCACCGGCTTTGAGCCGATCAAGAAGCAGTTCGAGCGGCCGGTTATCGAAGCCCACCCGCTGCCGATTCCGAAGCGCAAGCTGCCAGCTCGGCCGCGTTCGTCAGATCCAACCGTTGAGATCGTCGACAGCAGCGCTCTGCCAGATCTTCTGGCGCTCGAAGAGCGCGTGCTGCATGCGCAGGATATTGCCGACGTCAACCGCTTCCTTACTGAGATGGACGCGGATGAACACGATGCCCAGGACATTGCCGATATCCTGGCCTTTCTCGATGGCCCACAACCCGACGAGAGCTAAATGGACCCGTTAGACAAACTGTCGGACAGCGCGCTGGTCGCGCTGGCCGCAGACGTGATGGTGCAGCTCGAAAAGGGCACTGGCACCCGCCCAATCCTCTTCATGCTGCGCGAGGCGCGCGCGCGCGCGCGTAAGGCAATCAGCATGCTGATCGAGGCCGATCCGAACAATCCACCCGTGATCACGGCCCTGCAGAACGAGGTGAAGCTGTTCATCGATATGATCGACAGCGCCAGGAACGTGCTCGATCGAGGCAAAGAGGCCGATCGAAAAATCAAGGAAGACGATCGCGCCGCTATCGACGAGATGGTTATGGGAATGACCGATGAGGAACGACGTCTCTACCGTTTTGAACCGAGAGGAACAGATTGATGGCACCACAACCTGCCAAGCTCACTGCGCAAGACCGACTGGACAACGACGAGGCGCAGATTGGCGCGGCTGAAGACGCCGCCGGGGCCGGCAACGAACTCCAGCCGGCCAACCAGGGCCAGACCGAGATCGATCCGCTTGGTGGCGGGGTCGAACGTCGCGAGCCGATCCGGATGTCGCCGAAGGATGACATGCGCGCGCAGATCGCAGCAAAGTTCCGCCGTGTCGAGCCTGAGGATGAAGTGCCGTTCGATGGCGACATGAGCAACCCGGCCAACCTCTATGGCGAGTTCGGGCGGGCTGTCGATCCGGATGCCGATGAAGACCCCGATGACGCCGCGAGCGTTGTAGGCTCCAGGGAGCGCGTCGTCGCCGAACCGCAGGAGCGGGATGACGACCAGCAGCCGCGCATGATCACGCGCAAGGTGCGCGGGCGCGATGTAACGATGAGTGAAGACGAATGGCTCGACCGCGCGTCACAGGTGACCGCGGCGGACAGCTATCTCGAAGAGGCGCGCGAGACTCTCAAAGCCGCCAGAGAAATCAAGGCCGGGCGTGCGGCCCCAACCGATCAACACCCCGATCGGAAAGACAGCACGCATGACGATGAACTGGATCCTCCCGTTCTCGACGACGACACTCAACACCCCGAGACGTCGTTGCGAGACATTGTGGAGAAGATCCAGTTCGGGGATGTGGACGAAGCCGCCGACCTGTTGGGTAAAGCCATCCAGCGGGAGGCCAAGAAGGAAGCCAAGACTGGCGCGTTGCAGACGGTATTCGACCAAGACCTGAAGCGATCCCAGAAGGCCCTGAAGGACTTCGGCACAGCCCACCCCGAGCTTGCCGACGACGAGGATGCAGCAATGCTGATCGAACGTCGCATGTACATCCTTTACCGGGAGGACATGAAAAAGCTCGGTCTCGACGACAGCCAGATCCCGAAGGACAACGCTGAGGCGGCCAATTGGCACCGCTTCTATCGTGTCAACGGGTACGAGGTGCGTCCCACTTCTGCGCTGCTCGAAGCCGCTGGCAAACACGTCAGCAAGCGGCTTGGTGTCGGACAGGTGGACCCGTCGAGCCAGCCTCAACGGAAAGAGAAGCCCCGCGTTGCAGTCAACGTGGATCGCGATGCTCGCCGTCAGAACATCCCTCTTCAACCCCAACGCGCTGTTGTGCCACGGCGTGACGTGGTCCCGGCCGCTCAAAAGGGCGGCTCGGCGATCGTCGCGGAAATGCGCAAGGCGCGCGGACAAGTATAGAAAGGACTTTACTGCCATGGTCGGTCAAACTTGGACCGTGCCTGCCGAAGGCGGCTTCATGTATTCTGACGAGCTTTCGTCGGTGCTGCGCCAGCAGGTGCAGCCCTTGACGAAGTTCCGTCAGCTCTGCGACGCCCAGGACGGCACCCAGAAGGGCCTCAACCGCGGTGAAAACTTCAACTGGAACGTCTATTCCAACGTCGGCACCCAAGGTCGCCGGCTCGCGGAAAACTCGACGATGCCGGAAACTGGTTTCACCGTCATTCAGCACTCGCTCAAGGTCACGGAGGCTGGCAACAGCGTTCCTTATACCGGCAAGCTGACTGCTCTCGCCAAGCAGGACGTCATCACCATCATCGACAAGACGCTGAAGGACGATGCTCGAAAGTATTTCGACATCGAGGCGTTCTTGCAGATGAAGACGACGCCATTGCGCGCCGAACCGGCGGGTGGCAACTCGCCGACCGCCATCCAGCTCGATACCAACGGCACCCCGTCGCAGACCAACAACCTGGCCTACGGCACCGGTCACACCAAGGCGATCGGCGACGCAATGAAAGAGCGGAACATTCCGCCCTACATCATGGATGACTACGTGGCGATCAGCCATCCGTCGACCTGGCGTCCGCTGAAGAACACGCTTGAGACGCTGCATCAGTACACGGAGACGGGTCTGGCGCACATCTTCAACGGCGAGATCGGCCGCTATGAATCGTTCCGGTTCATCGAGCAGACGTTCATCCCGAAGGGCGGCGCGTTCAACTCCACCACTTACGACCCCTGGAGCGGCACCGCTGCCCCGTGGGCCAACGGTCTGTCGTCGTGGGCATTCCACCTCGGCGCGGACACCGTTACCGAGGCCATCTGCGTTCCGGAAGAGATCCGGGCGAAGATCCCTGGCGACTTCGGACGTTCGAAGGGCATCGCCTGGTACTACCTCGGTGGGTTTGGCCTCGTGCATCCCGACGCGCTGAATGCGCGCGTTGTGATGTGGGACTCCGCGACCTGATCTGATCCGGTCAGGCTGTAAGTCAACCCTTCGAGAAAGGAAACTGAGACTATGTCTTACGAACTCGTTGGCGCCTTCCGTGAACGCTATCTGATCCCCGCGTTCGCCTTCGGCGCTGCCACGGCCTCGCGGACCCTTCAAGGTCCGCCTGGCCGCAAAGGTCTGGTTCGCGATATCCTCGCGACCGTGACCGCTGCCATGGTCGGCACCACCACCGTTCCGGAAATCCGGGTCGGCACCGCGCAGAGCGACAATTCGTTCGCCCGGTTCCTGCTCGGCACCACCGCGACGGCCGGTTACGGCACTGGCATCTTCCGAGCGCGATTCCTGTGCCAAGCCGCACAGAATCGCTTCGGCAACTTCCCGACGCGGCTCGCAGACTTCGCCAACCATATCTTCCTGGAAGGCAACAACACGAGCGGCTCGGTGACGCTGCCCGGCACGGCGGACAACCAGACGTTCGTCTTTGTGACGGCGGACACTCCGTTCTTCATCACCGGCGTCGCCGGTGTTGGTGGCGCGCCGGCCGGCACCGCGGACATCTACGTCGACATCGACTGGTTCTGATATCATCGCAGGAGGGACCGGGCTCAAACCCGGCCCCTTCATCGCAACCGACGACGAAAGGCACCACAATGCCAGACTATCTCTATGGAGGTGTCTACGACCGCTGGGGTTACACCCAGCGGAATGGGCTGCTGAAGGCTCTTCCACTCAACCCGCTCGAACCCAACGCCAAGACCATGGAGACGGGGAACGCGGGCCTGGATGGCTATTCAGTGCTCTCGCGCGCGGACCGTACCCACGGCGAGCGCACCATCGCCCACACCGAGCCTTTCTTTGAGGCTCCGAAAAACAGCGAGGACATGTCTTGACCAGCTATCCGAAGGAAAACAACGTCTTCACCACCAATTCGATCGGTGGCAAGCCGGGCGACTCCGACGGTCTGATCCGGAAGAAAGTTCCGGGCGGCACGTTGTTGTCCGCCTATCCGCAGGACAACATCCATGGTGTCAGCCTGCCTGACTGCCATGGCGGCTCGTTCGGCGGCAGCGACTCCAACCTCAAGCATTCGTTGAGCGGCGCCGGCATGGTTGTCGACGAGTATCCGCGCGACGGAACCAACTCCAAGAAGGAGATCTGATCGTGGGTACCGCGCCACAACAACAGCCCATTGTTCGGCTCGACAAGTCGCGCGATTTCGCGACCGTGCACGGGGATCGCCCGCCGGGCGATCCCCACCTCAACGTCGGCTTCTATCAGAACGGCCTGCCCTACAACTACGAAGAGAAGCTGATTGCCGACCACCCGGAGGTGGAGCGCGATCCGAAAAAGAAGGAGCTGGCCGAGAAACTCCTGAAGCGCGCCGCCAAGCAGGCCAAGAACAAGGTGGCGACCGCGGAGAACAGCGGCGATCCGCTCAACCTCAACGACCCCAAGGCACCGGTCAATCTCTCGGCCTGGGCCCGCGGCGAACAGGATGTGGTCTGGCAGGAAGTGACCAATGCCATCGCCCGACGCTTCGCGGTCCGCGTCGGCAACAAGCGGGACGCGCTCGAACTTCTGCTTGAGGAAAAGATCGTCGCCAAGAACGATCTGTCCGACGAGCACCTCAAACTGCTCGATATCGACTGATCATGGTCGCCATGACCTATGACACGCTCATCGCCCCGAAAGGGACGGTGGGCTCTATTCTCAATTGGGTCGGCTACTCGAAGATCGATGTCGTCACCGTGCTCGACGAGGCGCAGTTCCTCTTGTGGGACCTCGGCTTGCGCGTGCGCGAGATGCGCAGCGAGTTCGTATTCGGCATGATCGCAGGCCAATGCGCTGTTGCTCTCCCGCCGCGCTTTCTCGATCCGATCGGCAAAATATACGACGTCACCAACGTCACCGATTACGATCAGGTCATCTCGACCAACCTGTTGGCCGCGCGCGCCTATGAGGGCTCGATCAGCGGCACCTTCGGCACCAACCCGTTCACCACGACGAGCGGCTCCTCGCTGGTGAAGGTCGGCCAGACCAACCAACCATTCAACCAGGATTCGACCATCACGATTGCTGCTGTTGCGGCGCCGCTCAATGGTCTCGTGCTCAACGGCACCTTTCCGGTTGTCTCCATCACCGACACCAACGACTTCGTCATCGATGCCGGCGACGTCAATGGCGGAGCGGTCGCCAGCGCCACAAGCACCGGCGGGGGCGCCAGTGTCACCTTCACCGGCAACAACCTCGTTGCCGGTTCGCCCTCGCGCTGGGCAGTCTGGAACGAAAGTATCAAGTTCGATACCGCGCTTCAAATCCCGGCTGCGATGAAGCTGTTGTATTTCCGCCAGCCGCTTTTGCTCTCGACCGCGATCCAGACCAACTTCCTGACGAACCGATATCCGCGCCTGCTGCGGCAAGCCTGTTTGGCGGCTGCTGCCGACTTCATGAAGGACTCGACCGAGTATCAGAAAGCGATCACCGCCCTGTCGTCGCTGATCCAATCAACCGCGGTCCAGGATGACTTCTCTTATCGCGGCGCGACTATCGGAACGGACACCCCATAAATGTCAGCAGATCTGTTCGACAACATTCTTGGTTTGATCCAGCAGGCCACGGGCAACAACAACAATTCGTGGGGCACCACCTTCAACACGTCGTTCGCGGCTCTCGCCTCGCGCGCGATTGCCGGCGCCAACTTCCATACCGATACGGGTGGCACGCTCGATTTGTCCGGCACCGTTCCGCCGGCTGGTCCGCGTCTCGACATGGACCACATCCAGGTCTTCAACGGCGCGCTCGTGAGCGACCTCACAGTCATTGTGCCGAATGTCGCAAAAACGTGGTGGTTCGTTAATCTGACCACTGGCGCCTTCAATCTCTTCGTCAAGACGCCGGGCTCGACGGTCGTACCCGGCCTCCAGCAGCTACCACAGGGCCTTGGCGTGAGGGTTGCCTGCCTTGGCGCCAATTTTCTCCTTCGCGATGATGATGCCAATATCGGCGCGTTTCGTATCTCGGGAAAGACCGCGGCCGGTGCTGGCGAACTGGCCTGTGATGGATCTTCCAAGCTTCGCACGGCCTACCCGAACCTGTTCGCCAAGATCGGCACGACTTGGGGTTCGGTCGACGGCACTCACTTCACATTGCCGCTCCTGACAGATACCGGCCGCTATCTCCGCTCCAGTTCTGGTTCGCTCACGGTTGGCACCTATCAAGCCAACCAGAACCTATCGCATACCCACACGATCAGCGGTGCTCCTGGTGTGGGGTCGCTCGGCACGGATAGCCAGGGCAACCACAGCCACACGATCAACGTCAGTGATCCATCGCACACGCACGGTGTGTCGGGTACTTTGGCATCGGCGGCGGCGGTGTCCGGCAACAACAACGGCGGCGGTGGCGGCTCGTTCGGTGTCATCCAAGGCGCCATGAACATCAATAACGCGTTCACCGGAATCACGGCATCGTCGGTCGCGACCGGCGCGCATACCCACAATATCACCGGCGCTCCGACGGTCGGTTCGCTTGCAAACGGCTCCAGCGGAGGTACCGAAGCCCGGCCCGAATCTGCCGTCGCGCTCATCTGCATCGTGTACTGATGGCCGATCTCGACGAAGTCCCGATCTCGGCGCCGCCTGGCGTCATCAAGACGGACTCGCAGCGGGTCATCGAAGGCCGCTGGTCGGACACGATCAATATGCGGTTTGTCAAGAAGCTTCCGCAGAAAATCGGGGGCTGGATCAAGGCGTTCGTAACCGCAACCCTCGGCACGCCACGCACGCTGCACGCTTGGCGCGATAGGGCGTTCAATGCCTACGTGGCGGTCGGGACCTATATCAAACTCTATGTCTACGATCCGCTACTTGCTCAAAACGACATCACGCCGTATCGCGCGACGGGCACGCTCGGCAACAATCCTCTCACCACGACAGCCGGATCGCCCAACATCTCCGTGCTGCACAACGTTCATGGCTTGAGCGTCGGCGACCTGATCTATATCGCTGGCGCAACCGCGGTTGGCGGCATCACGCCCAACATCGATGGCACGCCGGTTGTCAGCGTCACCGATGCGAACAACTACATCTATGCGTTCACCTCACCGGCTGTTTCGAGCGCCACCGGCGGCGGCGCTGCGGTGACGTTCAAGTATGAGATTCCTGTTGGCGTCGAGCTTGGCACCTATGGCTATGGTTGGGGCGTCGGCGGCTGGGGCCTTGGAACATGGGGTACGCCACGCTCGGTATCGACGATCTATATTGAGCCGCGGATCTGGTCGCTTGATCACTTTGGCACGCTGCTTCTCGCCTCCTACAACGGCGGCACGATCTATCAGTTCGATCCGACGCAGAATCAGCCCTGGCCTCGCGCCGTCGTGCTCTCGTCTGATCCAGGTTTGCCAACCAACGTGCGAGCCATGTTCGTTACACCAGAGCGCTTCATCCTGGCGCTGTGCGACGGCATGCAGGTTTTCTGGTGCTCACAGGGTGATCCGTCGACATGGACACCGGCCGTCGGCAACACTGCCAATATCCGCACTTTGACCGAGGGATCGAAACTCGTGGCCGGACGCGTCCTGGCTGATTTCGTGAGCGCGGTGTGGACGGACGCGGCGCTCTATCGCTTCCAGTACACGGGAGCTTCGTTCATCTACGCCTCGTCGATGGTCGCCAAGGATTGCGGCCTGATCGGCCCGAACGCCTGTATCACGATCGGCGGCATCGCCTACTGGATGGGCCAGGATACATTCTGGACTTACAACGGCACCGTCACGCCGATGATGAATGTCGAGGACATCCGCAAGTGGCTGTTCGACCAGATCGATATCAACATGGGATATCAGTGCTGCGCGGTCTTCGTGCCGCGCTTCAACGAAATCTGGTTCTTCGTCACAGTCCAGGGCCAGACCAATCCGACGCTTGGCGTCATCTATTCGATCGACCAGCAATGCTGGGCGCCGCTGTATTGGGGCCGCTGCGGTGGTACCCACTTCACACAGGGCGATACCCGTCCGATCATGGGGGACGGGATTACCAGGCTGCTCTTCCAGCACGAGAACACCAATGATGCCGATGGCGTGGCGCTGCCACTGAGTATGACTCTGGCGCCCTACGCGTTGAGCAAGGGCGGTCGGTTCTCCTACATCATCGAATATATGGTCGCGGATTTCTTCCAGCAGATCGGCGACATCACCCAAACGCTGACGTCCTACGACCGCATGGACGAAGATCCGTTGGAAACCGAAGTTGACAACATCACCGCGACCAATGCCGACACGATCGATTCACGTGTTTCTGGCCGCTACATTGGTGTCATCTGGTCAGCCTCTTCGGCCGGGTGTTATGTTCGGCTTGGCCTGCCGGTCGCCTTTATCAGAAAATTGGGGCAACGCAGTTGAGAAAACTATTTGCAATGCCGATGCCGGATGTTCCGCTCAACATCCAGAACGTCTTCAACGAGATCTTCCGCGCCAGCCAGGATGGCGCGATCGAGGACCTCGGATCAGCCTACACCATCACCGGGACCTTCACCGCAACGAGGAACCTCAATGTCACAACGCCGACGGCGGCGAACATCGCCGCAGTCCTCGCCACGCTTATCTCTGACCTCCAACGAGGCGGCACCAGTCGCACAACCTGATCCGCAAGACGTCGAGATTCGCTATGCGATGACCGACGACGACGTGATCGCGATTCACCGCTTCCTGCTGATGGTGGCAAGGCCGGCGATGCGCTGCGAGCCGGATATCGAGCAGAGCCTCTTGGAGATCATCCGTGTGACCAAGTACGAGGCCGCGCTGATGGCGGTGCTCGACGGCAATATGGTCGGCACCATGGGGATCATGAAGGCATCGTGGTGGTACAACCCGCGTGTCTCTTTTATGACGGACCGATGGCACTTCGTGCTGCCGCAATTCTGGCATGGGCCGGTTGACAAAGCGCTGAAAGGCGAGGCGATCGAAATCTCCAGGCTCGCCGGCTTTGAATTTGTCGACCAGGGCAAAACCCGCGAAGCCAAGGACGGCTCTCTTCTGATGATGCCTCGCATCTATCCTGTTCCAAACCTCCAAAGGAGCGCGTGACAATGTGCTTCGGCATGACGACGACCGACCAGAAGACCACCAACTCGACCGCCAATCCGGCGGTCTCGGGTGCCGCCACCTCGAACCTCAACTTCGTGCAAGGGATCCAGGACAAGGGCTTTACGCCCTACACCGGCCAGCAGGTCGCAGGCTTCGCTCCGCAGCAGCAATCGTCATTCGACATGACGAACAACATTGCCAACAACGGCACGGCGCCGGCTGCGCAAAGCATGATCAACAACTATGCGGGCGCACCGGCACAAAGTGTCGGCGCGGAATCGATCGCCTCGAACATGTCGCCCTACATGAACCAGTACGTCATGCAGGCGCTCGCCCCGCAGCTTCACCAGCAGGACGTCACGCTGGCGAATAACCGGGCCGCGACGAACGCAACGGCGACCGGCTCCGGAGCTTTCGGCGATGCGCGCACCGGCATCGAGCAATCCCAGAACAACTTCAACGATGCGATTGCGCGCGAGGGCTTGATCGGCAACGCCTACAATTCGGCGTTCAATACCGCGATCGGCGCTGGCGCCCAGGATGTCTCGAACAAGCTCACGGCCGGGACCACGAACGCCAACTTGGCCGAGACCGCGCTCAACCGGTCGCTGGGAGGCGCCACCGCGCTCGAGGGCTTGCAGAACCAGCAGCTCGGGGTGGCTGGGGCTCAAAACACAATGGGCGCGCAACAGACCGCGCAGCAGCAGGCCGGGCTCACCGCGCAGTACAATCAATGGCTGATGGCGCAGCAATATCCGTTCCAGACTGCCCAGCTCATGAACCAGACCGTCGGCGCGGGCGCGCAGGCAATGCCGGCGAGCACCACCTCGACCGAACAGAAGCCGGATAATTCCGGCCTGGCGCTCGCCGGTACCATTGCCGGCGCAGCCCTCTCGGACGAGCGGCTGAAGGAGAAAAAGAAGAAGGTCGGCAAATTGCGCGACGGCACTGACGTCTGGTCGTTCCACTTCATCGGCGATCCGCGACCGCAGATCGGCCTGATGGCGCAAGACGTCAAGAAGCGCCGTCCGGATGCGGTACACGAACTGTGGGAAGGTGGCCCCATGGTGGTTGATTATGAGAAAGCCACGGCGCTTTCGCGGGCGATGGCAGGGAGCATTTAGACCATGGGTCTTCTCGATTGGCTGACGGACAGCCTCGGCGGTCCAATGTCCGGCGGCGGCGCGACGGCGGGCGAATCGATCCCGCAACCGATTGCGCCGCCGGGTATGTCCAGCCCGCCGCCGACCCTGCCGGATAGCCGGCCGAACCTGCCACCCATGCCGCCCAACGCTGGGTCTGCCGCTGCCGACATAACCTCGGCTGGTGCCGGCGGCGCAGGCGCTGGAGCCCCTCCCATCCCGTTGCCGATGCCACGGCCGCAAACCGCGGCAGCGCCTCCTCCGACACCTCTCATGCCTCCACCGGGCGCCCCTGGCCCCGGCACTGCGGACGCGGTCGCGTCTTATCAAAGGGCCGGCGGCACGTTTGCTCCTCCGGGCGAACAGGGAGGCGGTCCCACCGTCCCAAGCGGCAATCTCTCGATCATCGGCCGCGCGCTCGGGCTCGATGCCAACCGCGACAAAGAACTGCGCGGCTCGCTGGCGACCGGTTTGAAGTCGGTTGGCGATAACTGGAATAAGCCGGGTCTAGCCGCGTTCGCCGGCACCGCCGGATCGGCCATGGGCGGGGGCAACGCTGCGCAGGACAAGACCATCGAGCAGCAGCAGAAGTATCTGACGCAGGCGATCAGCGCGGCCAAGGTGGGCGATGAGCGCGCGGCAAATCAGGCGTTGACCAAGCTCCGGCTCGCGCAGGCCGACATGACGCGCCAGGGCAAGGGCGGCAAGGACAGCGTCGTCAACTCCGATCAGCAACTCTATTTGCGCGCGCAAGGCATCACGAACCAGGACCAGAACCTCAAGATCCTGAAATCGCAATACGACAAGGCCGCGGTTGAGTTCGGATCCAACTCGCCACAGGCCAAAGCCGCCTTGGAGGCACACCAAAAGGCGTATACCGATACGCTCAACGGCCACTTGACCACGCTCGGGCTTGATCCGAAGAAGGCCGAAAAAATGGGCAAGCAGCCGGGCTTCTCCCAGGACAACCCGATCGGCAAGGAAAAGATGAATAGCCAGAAGGCGTTCAACGACTTGCCGCCGGGCTCGTGGTTCACCAATCCAAAGGACGGACGGGTCCTGCAGAAGCCGCTCGCAGCCGGTGGACAACCCGGTGGACAAGCTGTTCCTAACCAGGGGACAATGCCAGGCCTGCCGCCGCCGGTCCCCCAAACCCAGACGGATACCGCGCAGCAGCCCGCGACCGCCGATGAACAGGACTGACCGTGGCATTTAGCGATGCCATGATCGGCAGCAACGATTTCGATCCCCAGGCCGCGACCGAGGATCTGATCCGCCGCCTATCGGACGAGCCATTGCCGGACACGCTCGATCCGAAAATGCTCAATACCCGGCTGGCGCGCAAGCTCGGCGCCGAGCCGCCGAAAGAAGTCAAGGCCCCGAAAGCACCGGAGCTTGACTTTTCGGCGCAAGCCATTCCGGCCAGCAATACCGAGCCTGGCAATGTGCTCGATTTCACCTCTCAGGTACAACCAACTCCGGTAGCCGCAGCCGCGCCCGGAACGTCGGTTACGGATAAGCTTCAGAGCGTCCACGAGAATATTGATCCCGCGACGGCCGCCAAGGGCTTCGCGAAGGGTGCCATGCAGGGCACCGGCGGCGTGATGAAGGGCGCCGCGCGCCTTCAGAGCCAGGCGCAACCTTACCTCAATTCCCTCGAGTACGACCCCATGGGCAACGTCATCGGCCAAAAGCCGGTGCAGCCACCCACTCCAATCGAACAGAACCCGGTTTACCGGGCCGGCAAAGCCGTGGAAGGAGCCGCGCCAGGCATGACGCCGGCCGAGGAAAGCTCCCTGACCGGCCAAGTCGGCACTATGGCGGGCGGAATTGCGCCTTATGCCGCGGCCACCCTTGTCGGTGGTCCCGCGCTCGGCATCGCCGCGGGCTTCACCGGCATGGCGGCCGATACCTATGGCAAGGTCTACGAAGAGGCGATCGACAAAGGCGCCGACGAAGCGACCGCACAGAAGGCCGCAAGCCGTTCCGCCTTGGTCGCCGGCGCATTGGGTTCGTTGCCGCTCGGAGCGGGTAAGCTCGCCAAAGGGTTGATCGCCAAGGCCGGGACCAGCGCGGCAGCATTCGCCGGCCTCGGCGAGGCACAGCATTGGGCGCTGGAGGAAATCGCCAAGAGCTACGATCCGGAACGCGGCTATTCGCTCGAAGCCAAGCGGCTGATCGCCGAGCTGATCCTCGGCGCCGGCATGGGCGGCCTGCACTATGCCCAGACCGACCACGTCAACATCAACACGTCGAGCGGACCAACGCCGACGGCAGGATTGCCGCCTCCGGCCGGAGGTAGCCCGCAAGGCGGTGCTGGATATGGTCCGGGAGGACGGCCGAATCCTGGCGCTGGCGCGTGGCCTGGAGACACAGGTTCATGGTCTCAACCGCCTCCTGGCGGTGGACCGCAGCCGGGACCGGGACCTCAGCCTGGTCCGCAATCGAATGCTGGCGCCGCTGGGGGCGCGCATCAGCAGCAGGGACCCCAGCCGCCGCCCGGCGGACCTGGCGGCACCCAAAGTGGCCCACGGCCCAATGCAGGCGGTGGCGGCCCGGGATCGCAGCAGCAGGCCAAACCGCCGCCTGGCGCTGGCGCCGGCAAGGGCCCTGAGTTCACCATGGACGCCCGCATGCGCGCGAAGATGGAGAAGGTGTTCCGGATGTACGAGCCGGGCGCCGACGTCTCCGGCATGTCGGATTCCGACCTATTCAACGCCGTCAACGAGCACCTGCGCGACACCTCCAAGACCGGCTACACGGCGAAGCCGGAGACAGAGCAGGAAGCAGCGGCGCGCGAGGCGACCGCCAAGCGGCGCGATGAGGACGAGATCCTGCGCAAGGCCGGCTGGACCGACGCGCATATCAACGCGATGAGCGAGGAGCAGCGCGCGTCCTACATGGCGCGCGCGCAAGGCGCCAAGCCCGAAGCTGCTCAATCGCGGAAAGATCGGACAGATCGGAAAGATTCGGAACAGGCGGCCGAGCCAAAAGTCGAAGAGCCAGTGGCCGCGGCCAGTGGTGAAAATCAAAATGCCCCAAAAAACGAGCAGTTAGATATTCACCAGGGCACGCGCGAGGCGCCGATCGTCCCGAAGACCGCCGACGAGGTGGTCAAGGCACAGGCCGCGGAGCCAACACCAGCCCAGGCCAGCGCCGAGAACTACCAGCACGCACATGTCGAGCTCCCGCAGTTCGGGCTGACGGGCGACCGCTCGGTGTCGATCGAGACCGGTGTTGGTCAGACCCGCAAGGGCATCGGCGAAGATGGGAAGCCCTGGGAAGTCCAGATGCAGGGCGGCGCGTACGGCCGGATCAAGGGCACGAAGGCGGCCGATTTCAAGCACGACGCGGACGGCAACCAGATCCTTGACAAAGATGGCAATCCGGTCCGTCAGAACCTCGATATCAAGATCGGACCCAATCCGACGAGTCCGTACATCTTCATCGTCGACCAGCACGACCCGAAGACCGGCAAGTTCGACGAGCACAAGATCCTGGCCGGTTACCGCACGCCGCTCGATGCGCTGCACGGGCATGCGCTCGATTATGGGGATCACGCGGAGGGCCGAATCGGTCACGTCACCGCGATGGGACCGGAAGAGTTCAAGGCTTGGCTGAAGACGGACACGACAAAGCCGTTGAAGCCGGAGACCGCGCCGCCGACCTCGATGCGACCTGAAGCCGTCGAGGCCGGCGCGCGTACTCCTCTGACTGAGGCTCCGGGTGAAGGCGCCAATTCCGAAGTCCCGAAGGTCGAACCCAAGGGCACGGCCAAACCGAAAACAACTACTACGGGTTTAGGTTCCGAGCAGCCGCTCTCGTTGCTGCAATTTATCGCTTCGAAAGGCGGCATTAAGGCACATCCCGAGTTGGCGGCGATTGGTCTCACCGGTGTCCACAGGATTGTGGTACCGGGCCGGAAGGGCTTTGCAGCCACGGTTTCACCAAAGGGCATGCATCTCGACAAGATGCGTGAGGCCGCGCAGGAAGCCGGATACCTGCACGGCGAAGGCGAAAAGACATCGACAATCCGTGACTTGCTGGACGCAATTGATACCGAGCTTCGGGGCCAGAAGAAGCATGCGGCTGGCGAGGAAGGCACCAAAACTAAGGCTGAAGCCACCCTGGCGGCCGAGCGCGAGGCGCACGAGCAGGAGCGCCATGAAGCCAATTACGGCGAATCGGAGCGCTCCGTCGAAATCGAATATCCGGAAAGCCCGCTGGAGGTGCGCGCCGCGGCTGGGCGCCTGATGGTGGACGAGGGCATGGACGTGCACGACGCGGTCGAGCGTGCCTCGGTGCAGCTTGCCAACGAGGATGAGCACTACCGCGAGACACCAGACCAAATCATTGATACATTCGGGCCCGAGGCAGACCATGTTATTCACCGCGCAACAGCACATGAAGATGGCGAAGAGACTGCACGCGCGGTCGAAGCAGGAGCGCGACCCGGTGGCGGCGAAGAAGCAGAAGGGCTTGGCGCACACGTTCCGGAGACTGGCGCAGCAGGCGGCGAAGAAGCAACCGCCGAAGTAAAACCCACCGTCGAGAAAGGCGCCGACAACAAGCCGCAGCTTGTTATATCTGGCGCCGAGAAGATCGGCCAGGGCGCGCAGGCCAAGCGCGCGGCTGCCGCAGCGCTCAAGCCAAAAGTCACACAAAAGGCCATGGACGTTGGCCTGTTCGGCGACGAGAAGGACCAGGCTGACCTCCTCGACACCATCCGCGCATCGGAGCGCAAGATCGAGAAGGCGCTCGGCAAGGATGCCGACAAAGTGGCGCCGGTCGATATCGCTCGCGCCGCCGAAATCATGGCCGAGCACGAAGGCATGGAGCCGGCCACGGCCTTCGGCCAGGCTGTGATCGAGAATGCGGTCGATCATGACTTCATCACGCCGCAGCAAGCCGAGGAAGCCTATGGCGAAAAAGTCAAAAACATATTGGACGCCGGACGGCAAGGGGCATCTGGCGGCGGGACACCTGTTGAGCAAGAACGCGCCGCACCTGGGGAAGAGCGCACCGGTAGTGCAGCGGAAAATGGCGAGCTTCCGGGCGGCGGCGAAGCTGGCGAAGCAGGCGAGTCCGAACCTGCCCGTGCCGAAGGTGCAGGCCTACCCGAGCCTGCCGGGCCTGAAGCCACCGAGCCAGGAGCCACCGGCGGGGCTGAAGCCGCTGGGGACGAAGCCGGCAACGCCGCTGAACAAGAGCCTGCCGCCAGCCCTACCGACTACGCCGGCCTGACACCGCTCGATCGCTATAAGGCGGTCGCAAAGCGCATCGTCGCGGGCGATATCGGCGCCGACGAATTGAAATCGGAGTTCGCGCGCGTCCTGCATAGCGGCGATTACATCAAGGCCGAATTGAACAGCCGCACGATCAAGCAACTGGCGCCGCGTGGCGCTGGCAGCATGAGCAAGAAGGAGATTGTCGACAGGATCTACTCGAACATGCTCCAGCGCTTCAACGTGCATGGAAGCGTGACGTGGCAGCCGATGGGCCAGGAAACCTTTGAGGGCGCGCTCGCCAATCGAATTGAGAACACCACCGACGCCGATATCCAAGAGGCGACCGCCAAGCGCCAGGCCGAAAAGGCTGAATGGGAACAGACTTACGGCGATCCGCAGAGCCTCTATCAGTTCGAAGCCTTCATCCGCGCCAAGGGATTCGGCAAGCTCACGCCGGAGCAGCGCGTTCGCTACGATGAACTGAGGGCCGAAGAGAATCGCCGCGAGCTCGAGAAGGCAAAGGCCGAGCGCAAGAGCGATGTCCGCAAGGTCGATACCGAAGTCGGGATGGAACTCGTTGAGACCAAGCACACGCAGAAAGGCCACGACCTGTTCGTGGTCAAGATGGCCGATCGCGTTGAGGCTGAAACTTACAAGGAACTGAATAGCGCGGCGAAGCGCCTGGGCGGCTACTGGTCGAGCTATACCAAAGGTGGAGCGGTCCCGGGCTTCCAGTTCAAGACCAAGGATGCCGCCGAGAAGTTTATGGCGGTACGCTACGGCGACGTCAGCCGCAAGGATCTCGTCCAGCACAAGGAAGAGAAGCGGCTTGAAGGCGCGGTGGACAATCTGCGCGACCAAGCCGAGCGCATGACGGTCGCGGCTGATGAGAAGCTCGGCGCCGATCGGCTGGTGAACACCGCGCGACGGGCCAACATAGCGGCCGGCGCTGAGGCGAAAGCGAATGCCGATAAGGCGCTCGCGACCAGCATGCGCAACATCGCCGATGCAATCGAGGCTGGCGAGGCGACACATCTGGGCTGGTTGCGTACGCGCGCCGATGTCGAGATGCTGGATCGGATCACACGCGGTACCAGACGCGATTGGGTCGAGGCGCAAAAGCCGGCAGACTACGGCGAGCGGCAAAAGCTGGAAGAGAAGCCCATCAGCCAGGAGATGATCGACGCGGCGCATTACCCATATCCCTACGCGCACCGCGAGGAAGTTGTTAAGCTGGCGCAGGCGGTATCAAAAACTCCCGGTGCCAAGATGGCCGCAGCGCGCCTGATGAAGGAAGCGCGACTTGCCGAGTCGAAGAAGCAATGGCGCGTCGAAGCCACACACCTTGGCACCTTGGACGATTTCAAGACGGTCGGAGAAGCCGCAGCGAAACTTCCAGGCGCCAAGTATGGCGCAAACACCATGCTGGAGTCGTTCAACGATTTTAACCGGCTGCGGCGCCTTGGCATCAACGATCTGCCCTCACTGCGCGCGGCCCTGCGTGAGTTCCTGAAATTCCGCGGGAGTGCCGCGAAGGCCGATCCGATCAAGGCTGCGGAGCGCGCTCTGGTCGGGCGCAAGATCCCCGGATATTTCCCCACCCCGGATGCTCTGGTCGATCGGATGATTGAGGCGGCCGATATCCAACCAGGCATGAGCGTGCTGGAGCCGTCGGCCGGCAAGGGCAACATTGCGGACAAACTCGCGCTCGCGGCTGATCCGGGCGCTTTGTCCGTGATCGAACCTGTGCCTGATCTGCGCTCGATCCTGAAGGCCAAGGGCCACGACATCGTCGATAGCGATTTCCTGGATCACAAGGAGCGCGGCTTCACCTATGGCGACGTCTACCGCGCGCCAGACGGCACGCTTGGTGTCATGCACGGAAGCAACGGCATCGGCGGCAATCGTGTTGGGTTCGAGAGGCTGGACGCCAATGGCGAGCCATTCAAGGGAAGCCGCAGCTACTATGATCGCGGCGAATTAGAGCCGGTCGAGAAGCGCGGCTACAACAGCGGCTACGACCGCATCGTGATGAACCCGCCATTCGAGGATCGGCAGGACGTCGCGCATGTCCAGCACGCTTATGAGATGCTGAAGCCTGGCGGGCGCCTCGTTGCCATCATGTCGGAGGGGCCGTTCTTCGGGTCCGACAAGCGCGCGAAGGACTTCCGGGATTGGCTGGAGAGCGTCGGCGGCACGAGCGAGAAGAACCCGGAGGGCTCATTCGAAACCAGCGAGCGCTCCACCGGGGTCAACACCCGTATGGTAGTGATCAACAAACCGGCCGGCGGCTTTTCGGAGATGATAGCGCCGATGCTTGGTGCCAAAGCACAACAATTCACGCTCGAACGTGGCCGCGCAACAGGCAATGAACATCTTGTGCTGTATGACAGCGAAGGCAATCTGGTTGCTCAAATCGAAGGTACCAAAAGCGGGTTGCGGTTCACGCCGGAAATCGAGCGCATGATTCGTGATCCGGATAACGACATTGTTGCTCATCATAATCATCCGATGAATCGTAGTTTCAGCGCAACCGACATTGGTTGTCTGGCTGCGCCTGGACTTCGAACCGTGTGGGCACATGGTCACGGTGGCGCCATCTACCGAGTCAACCTGACACCTGAGGCGCGTCGGGCGCTTCCGATCGACATCAATCAGGCCGCCGGTTCGCTGGCAAAATATTGGTATGCGGCCGAAGGCGGACTGAAAGCATTTATCGACCCGCATTACAAGGCATCCGGGAAAGACCCGGAGTTTGCGGCAAACTTCGAAGTGGCATGGGCACATCTCATCAACGAGATCATGCGTGAGGCAGGGATCACGGAGTATCAGACCAACTTCGAAACCGACCCTTCTATTACAGGTCTCCCGAAACTATCTCAGGCCATGGCATATGTGGCCGACACCTTTAGAAAGGGCTTGTTCGGTGACGAAGGACCCCCGGCCGCTGGGCGGCTTGATCGACGACCCGACTCCATTCGACACCCTGGAAACATGGGAGTCTCATTTGATCGATCTGAAGTCGCAACCCCCGTCAACCCTGGGCAACGAGGCGCTTCACCACGCGGCAAAAATGATCTCCGAGAAGAAGAAAAAGGACTGAGTCCGGCGCCGACGGAACCGCCCGATCGCAGCGTCACCCTTGGCGCCTGGGGCGATCCATCCAAGGTGATCCGCGAGTTCAAGCGCTTCTGGATGTCGACCTTCCAACCCGAACTGGTGAGCGATCGCGCGCTGATGGCAGATCCGCTGTTCGCGCGCTACAAGTCCGCCAGCGCGCAGGAAAAGGATGCGCTGGTTCGGCAGAGCGAAAAGGAGTGGAATTACTGGAACAAGCGCGGCGATGCAGAGCGCATTCGCTTTATCGACGACGTCGAGACACGCGTGTTCGGCAATGTCCCAGCCGATCCGGTGCAAGCCGCGATGGCGCGGCGGTATCGCGCCATGCTTGATGCCAATTGGGCTTTGGAGAAGCGTTATGGTTCGCAGGCGGCGTTTGTCGAAGACTACTTCCCGCACATCTGGGAAAGGCCGGACGATTGGCGCGCCTTTGCCGAGGCTCGCAGCGCCCAGATGGGACCAACCTGGTTCCAGAAAAAGCGCACCATCGACTACATTACCGACGGCTTGGCCGCTGGCCTTAAGCTCAAATATACGAACCCTGTCGACATCGTGGTGCACCGTCTCCTTTCCGGAGTCGATATGCGTCAGCGTATGGAATTGCTCTACCAGCTCAAGAAAGAAGGGCTTGCTTGGGAGGGGGCTCACGGCGGGGCTCCCTTGGTAGAGCGCGGCTGGCGCGCCATCAATGCGCCGGACCGCAAGCAGTGGGTTATCCATCCGGATGTGCAACCACTTTGGAAGAACGCCGTCGAGGCCAAGGGGCTGTGGCAGGACGAAAGCCTCGGCGGCTCGATATTCCGCGGCTGGATGAGCTTCAAGAACGCCTGGGTCCCGGTGAAGCTCGCGATGAGCGCGTTCCATCCGCTGCACGTCCTGCACATCAACTACTCCAACGGCATGGGCCAGGGCTGGGATAACTTGGTCAAGGGCAAGGACCCGGTCGGCGCGCTGAAGGCGGTCGCCAAGGGCTTCATGGGTCCGATGATCGCGGCGCCTGGAGCCACGATCGGGGCTGTGGCAGGTACGGCTCTGGGTTCTACCATGGGTATGCCGGGCTGGGGTGGCCTGCTTGGCTCGATCGCGGGCTCGGCAGCCTTTGCGGGCGCCAAGCGCGCCGGCCTGGTGAGTGCGCCAGCCACCCGCGAGGCGCTCGCCAGGAGCGCCTGGAGCACGCGGCCGAACAGCGCTGGCTGGAATAGGCTGACACCCGCACAGCGCGCCGACGTGGCCCTAATGACCGATGGTGGCTTCTCGCCGCAACTGTCCGAGCAATTGAAGATCGGCGCCAAGCGGCAGCTCGCGGTGGCGTTCCAGAAGACCCTGCGCGGCGAGGCCAAGCCCGGCGACTGGCGCAAGATGGTGGCGGCCTCGATGCGGCGCGGCATCGAGGTGTTGCAGGCGCCCATCTTTGAGCGCTGGATTCCCGAGCTGAAGACCTCGGCGTATCTCCAGGCCGCCTCGGCGCTGTTGAAGCGCCAGCCGCAACTCTTGACCGAGCATGCCGACCGGCGCCTGGCGCTGCGCGCAATCGCCAAGTCGATCGACAACCGCTTCGGCGAGATGTTCTATGGCACCCTGTTCTGGAACCGATACCTGAAAGACGCCGCAATCGGTTCGTTCTTGTCGCTCGGCTGGAATCTCGGCTTCGTGCGTGAGTTCGGGGGTGCCGCGATGGAGACGGTGTCGCGCCCGGCCGGGCTTATTCCTGGTCTTAAGCCAGGCGCACCGCGCAAGCAGATCAGGAGTGCGACGAACAAGATTCCGTTCGTGATCGCCTACGTGGCTTCGGCAGCGCTAATCAACGCCATCATGACCAAGCTGTTCTCCGGGGAAAATCCGGAGGGGCTCGACTTCATCTTTGCGCGGATTGGTGGCGAAAACCCCGATGGCTCGGCTCGGCGCGTGACGAACATGTTCTACCTGCGCGAGGTGCCGATGCTGATGAAGCATGTGCAGGAGCGCGGCGGCAACTTCATGTCCGGAGCCGGCGAGATGGTTTGGAACAAGATGATGTTCGGGCCCTTCCACGAGCTTCTCAACAACCGCAACTACTACGGCTACAACATCTGGGACGAGAACGCGCCGCTCTATAAGCAGATCTGGCAGGCGATGCGCCACGGGCTCTTCGGCGAAAGCAGCCCGATGACCTTCTCTGGTGCGGGACAAGCCGCGCGTTTGTCCGGAAAAGAGTTCCCGAGCGCGAAAGAGGCGATCGAGCACCCGGACCGGATGATGGACGCCTTGCGCGCGAAAGGTGTGGATATGAGCTTCCTTGGCTTCGGACCGGCTCCCAGCTATGTGGAGAAGTCTGCAATCCAGAATAGAATCGGTTACCTCTACCGCGAGCACGTGGCGCCGGTGTCCAAGCCACAAGCCGAGGACGAAAACTCAAAGGAGAAGATGGCGGTTCGCACCGCCATCATGATCGGGAAAAGAGACAAGGACGCCGACATGATCAACCTCGCTCGCGAGCGGGGTCGAGCGATCGGGCTCACGCCAAAGTACATGGCGAATATCGGTAAGACGCCAACGGATGTGTATCTGTTCTCGCGGCTGCCGGATGAAGACCAGCGCTCGCTTTTGCGCAACGCTTCGGAGGAGGAGCAAAGTCGTTACTTCAGGCACGCGCACCTGAAGGTCAGGCAGGAGATCAACCGCGCCCGCTACGCGCCACAACCGCCAGCAGCGCAACAACAGGGACTTTGATTCCCATGAAGCTCGATCCGACTATCGTTCGGCGGTTGTGGCCCCGTGCTCCCCAGAAGAAAATCGATGCGATGTGCGCAGTCTCGGAGGAAGTGTTTGCGGAGCATGACATCGATGACGTGCATGTCGTGATTCAGTTGATGGCGAATATCAGCCACGAGAATGGAGCCGGCACCATCGTCCGGGAAAGCGGCAACTATCGCGCCGAACGAATCGTTGAAATCTTCGGAGCCGGAAAGTCATCCGCCAAGGTCACGCCGGAGGAAGCCGTAAAGCTTGCGCACAACGGGCCAGCGCTGTTCGACCGGGTCTATAACCTGCCTGGCTCGCCCAAGCTTGCGCACGAGCTTGGCAACCACGAGCCTGGCGATGGCAATAAATACCGTGGCGGTGGCGATCTTCAACTCACCGGCCGCGCCAACTATGAACGGATCGGCAAGATGACCGGCCATCCGGAGATCGTGACCGATCCAAATCTCCTGGTCGATCCTGTCGTCAGCTTTCGTGTTGCGGTCGCGGAGTTCGTAGCGCTTGGTTGTATCGCACCTGCTTCACGCATGCAGACCACGCGCGTTCGCCGGCTGGTGAATGGCGGCACGAATGGCCTTGCCGAGGTGACGGTTTGGGTCGGTCACTGGTCGGAAGAGATGCCGGACGTCGAGACGCCGCCGGTGGCGCCGCGCGGTGCGGACACGGACAACAAGAGTCTGATGGGCTCCCGGATCATGAAGGGTGTTGTCTCGACCGCGGCCACCACCGCAGTTGCGACCGCTTCGAAGGTTGCCGAGAACGCCAACACCACGAGCCAAACGGTCGATGTGTCTTCGGTGCAGGATCACATCCAGAAGGCCAACGACACCATCACCACGATCCAGACCACGGTGGACTCCGGCAAGGTGCTCGTGCAAACGGTCAAGCCGTTTCTCGGTCTGCCGCCGAACCTTTGGGCCACCATCGCGATTGTCGCATCGATCATTGCGATTGCGACGCTGACCTATACCGGCTGGCAGCGCTGGGTGAAGCTCCGGGACGAGGGCGTGTGATGTTCAACGGCGATCTGATCTGGGGCGTCTCGTGGATCTGGTATCTGATCGGTGTCCTCGGCGTCGGCGGTACGATCGCGTTTTTCGTGCTCGATGCCGTGGCGGCTGCGGCCTTCTTCAAGGGCATCATCAAGTTCCTTTGGAGCACGCGGATCGGCTGGGCATTGGTTGCCGGCAGCTTGTGCTTCTTCATTGCCGACACGACGCGGTCGCGCCGTGATGAAGCCGCGTTCGCCGCGCGCACTGCAGCGTTCGAGGAGAAGCAGAAGCAACGCGATGAACAAATCGCGCAGGATACCCGCACCGCGGTCTTGCAAGAGTTGGCTCAGACCAAGATCGAGGACACTGAAACCGACAAAGACGTGAAGGAGTTCCACGATGTGCCGCCGGTCCCTGGGTTGGCTAATCCTTTCCGGGTTGGTCCTGATGCTGACCGGCTGCGCGTCATCGCCGGGGCACCTGACCGTGGATCTAAAGGCGCTCAAGGAGTGCCAAAGGCTCGGAAACCAAGCGTCACTGCCGGACATCACGGAGGATTCCGATTACCGAAACTTATCCGCCGCAGCCCTGGGCCAACTGAATAAGGCCAACCGCGGCATTGCGGCGCGAACCCGCTGTGAGAACAGCGTCATCGAGAAGTACGGGGCCGCCAAGTGACCAACGAAGAGAACGGCCGCTTGCACGAGATGAGCGCTGAAATCGGCGGCCTCAAAGCCTCTCTCGAACTGCTTACGAAGATCTGGCAGCAACAGGATTCCGCAGCCGCAGCCGGCCGGCGAGCACTCTATGAAAAGTTTGAGTTGGTTCGCCAGGAGAGCGGCATCCAAATCGCCGGGCTCGGTATTCGAGTCGACCGGCTATCCGACCAGGTCAAGCTTGTCGAGCCATCCATTCAAGCCTTCAAGGACGAGAAGCTCCGAAAGGAAGGTGCCGAACGACTTGGTGTCAGGCTCTATACCGCGATGATCGCTGCGGCTGGCTTGGTCGGATGGGGACTCCACGAGTTCGGCGATAAGATTTCTGCTTGGCTGAAATCGTTCTAGCTGATACCAACACATAACTCCCATGACTTGACGGCCCCTCGCTCACGCGGGGGGCCGTTTTTCTGTGTGTAATGTTAAGGCTGGATGCCGTAAATCTCGCATAGGTGCTGCCAATTTCGAGCGAACCCATTCCCATGCCAGCCCGGCTTGGCGAACATCGGCCAGCCCGTCGCGTGGCCTCGATGCCCGGTGTTGAACCATCCTTGGGCTTTTGCTGCATGCTCGAAGCGACACATTTACGGTTTCCTTTCCCTGCTGTGATGAATAGATGAATTTTGCAGAGCGGGCCGGATGCGAACCCGGCTGTCTCGGGATGTTGCAATCCCTCATGCGGCCTTGCAAGATAGGACCACTACAGCCCTGTGCCGTGCGTGTCGCTTCCACGCCGCCGCTCTGCAAAATTCACGATTTCCTTTGCTGTGATG